CCAGATGAATCATGATTGAAGTGATATTGATATTTAAAATCAGATACTTGAGGTTATGCGGTTTTTCTATGGGGCATCAGTGGGGCATTTTGAGTAAAAGACGCGTTCAAAATGCCCACCTGGTCATGGTTATTCTCGGTCATCCATTTACCGTAAACCGTGAAGAGCATTTGCGCTGACGAATGGCCCATCTGGTGCGCAACGAAATTTGGGTTCGCTCCGGCGACCAGTGCCCAGCACGCATATGTGTTCCTGGTTTCATAAGACCGTCTTTGTCGGACGCCTGCACGACGCAGGGCAGTGCGCCAGGCTGAATTAATGGATCCTGGGACGTAGCACATCGTCTTCTTACCGTTCATTGAAGTAATGGACGGCGAGAATATAAAGGTGCATTCATCGGTTCTCTTTTTTTTGTATTCCCGTAGGCTGACGCTTACCTTGTGGGATGCCATCATTCTGGTCAGTGGCATTTGCGCCTTGAGTGCATCAATTGCTGGCTGGGTCAGCTGTATTGTTCGAATCCCGGCGTTGGTTTTTGGCAGGGTGAAGTTTCCCTTCAGGGAATAGTTCCGTGACACTGTAACAGTCCAGTTGACAGTATCCACATCCTCCCAGGATAACGCGCTTAGTTCGCCATGCCTGACGCCTGTATTTACCGCAAAGATAACCATATTCTGAAACTGTAGCGTTGGGCAGGCCGCAACCACTCGCTGATACTCATCAGAAGTAAGAGGATCTGGAACGGGCCTTTCTTTTGCAAGTGGGGTGATGCCTGCCATCAGATCGGTTTTCAGGTAGCCACTTTTGAAAGCAAAGCCCAGCATCCCGCCAAGACATGCCATATAGCTATTAACTGTAGGAACGCTCCTTCCCTTTTTGGGTGGATGATTTAGACCATGTCTGGTCTTCTGCCAGCCGTTCAGTAGCTCCTTCCTGGCACTAAGGATATCTTCAGTGTTCAGGCTGCCGATATACCTGTGCTCACCAATTGTTTCGATAGTGGTTGTGAGGTGGCAATCGTAACGCCTCAACGTCCCGAGGCTAAGCTCCATCTCCTTAAGGCCAAGCCATTTCGATTTCAGTTCAAGTAGTGAGATTTGCTTTCTGACGGTACTGAATTTCTCTGAGTTCGATGAATCCGGGAATTGTGAGGCATAATTGAATGTGCCTGTCTTTATCGCAAAGCAGACCGAAGCCCGAAGCTCACCTGCCATTTTCCTGTTTTTCGGCGTGTCAGGAACGCCGAGATTTTCCCTGACACGCTTCCCCTGATATATGAACCATATGCGTAACGATTCTCCATGAACCTCTACGCCTGTTGGGTATGCTGCCATAATCATTCCTCGTTTGATGTGCCAAAGGACATTTAAGCAGATATTCTCCGGCGTTTCGCTGGGCTTTGGTGCTCGATCCAGTGGTTTATCTCATCGCGGTTATACATGATTGGGCTGTTTTGCTTGGGTGCCATATCAGGGGAAACATGACGATAATGCTTTCCCTCCATCCAGGTTGACCGGCGGGCATGCTGAATCATGTGCTTTGACATGCCGGTTGTCGCAGTTAAAAGTTCCTCTGTGACCCATTTATTCGGTACCAGCTGAATAATGTCGCTCATGGTTTTCTCCAGGCAAAAAAGAACCCGGCACGATGGCCGGGGAAAGGGGGATAACGTGGCAGTGCATTCGCACCCAATAGCCGACTCAGTGAATCAGCTATCAGTTGCGTCATTCATTCGGATGGTTAACGATGTCGTAAAACTGCCCGTAGGTTATTTTCTGGAAGTTTCCCGGTATCTCTACTTCACCGTGGCGCTCTTCTTTGTTGTTCGGGATAGCGAATACCAGGCAGTCATCACGACCCGGGTGCTTACCGCCATACGTGGATAGCATCGCGAAACCGAAGCCACGGCCAGACTGTCCTCCGATACCAGTTCGCATAATGCCGTAGTGGTTAACGATGTAGTCTTTCCACTCAGGCAAAGATTTCAGTTTTTTGTTGGCCTCTTCCATTACCGCATCGAGCTCTTTGTTGAAAGCCCGGCCCTCTTTCGTATTCCCTTTCCCTCTCCCCAGCACTACCCGCTTACCATCAAACATTTCTTCACGCTTAATGGTCATAGGGCAGGGGAATTGATAACCCTTCTCCCACACAAAACCACTCAGCAAACCGCCTCCTCCACCCCATCCGGTGGAGGTTGTCCACGCAATAGCGCCAACCTTGCCAGCCGCTTCAGGCAAAATAGCGTTACGCTGCTCTCTGATTTCGTCATACCCTGCAATGAGCGACTTCACTTCATCTCCCTCAACCACGTAGTAATCATAAAATTTGCTTTGGTCTGACATAATCTCTCCTCATGCCGCACGCTGGGCGCGCAGCGTAAAATTACTTCCGCCAGGCAAAGGCTATTGGCTCCGGCGTAATCCACAGGTGGCGCATGTTCGCCACGTTCACCACATCAGAATCCCGCGGGTAAATCTCCACAGCATCCCGATCCCCATAACCAACGGCTGACTTTATCTCCTGCAATGCATCCCAACTGATGCCATCCTTCCACCGACCTGAGCTGCCAATGCTGGTGGTATTCACCGTCAGGCGGATGACGCCGTCGTCTTCCTGAAACTCCTGAACCAGAAAATAAGAGTTAGCCCACACGTTGCTCCGCTTGGGGTCGTGGCATCGTGCCGGCCACTGCGATTCCGGTACCGGTTTGAGTATTCCGATCACTTCTCATGCTCCTTAATTTTTTAATGTGCTCGCTCGTCTCCAGTTCGGCGCGTATCTGTGCCGCCTCACGGTGATCGAGGTGCTCAAAATCATTGTTAAAACGGTCGATTGAAGCGGTGTTGATCCGGCCCTGTCGCCAGTAGCGGACTATCTGTGATGTGCAGCTGTGGATGATGACAGGCCAACCGTGCTGGTCAGCGTAAATCTGACCCCGTTGAATGAGTGCAAACATCACGCACCTCACCGTTATTGATGGATGAACCTAGTTGAGATTTAGCGCTTTGATAAGCTGCTGAGGCTTCTTCTTCGGTTGCATAGTCACCGAGATATTTAGTCTTCCCATTTTTTGTTATGTGCGCAGTCCACCGACCTGAAGGTCTTTTTGATACCCCAACAAATTTTGATGCACTTCCTCTTCGTTTTCTTTGGTTTGACTGCTGTTCAGACAATGTCGACCATCTGCAATTTTCAGGACAATAACCAGAGGAGTTGTCTATTCGATCGAGAGTTGTTCCTTTTGGTCTCGGTCCCATATCTTCATAAAATGCTGAGAATTCCCTCCACCTATCGCATACGAATATTCCCCGGCCTCCGTAATCCTCATATCTCTTGTTATTTATATTGTTGCACCGCTGCATCATTGAGTCCCAACTGTGGTACTCGCGACTTCCTGTCATTCCATGCTTTCTGCTAATTTTTGAGACGGTTTCTCGATGAAGGCACCCACATGATTTAACTGATCCGTTTTTGAAGCTACATAGGCGGATGGCTTTTTTAGTTCCGCACTCACACTGAAACAAACCCATTTTGTGTTTCCTTTGTGATGGCAATTCCTCTAAAAAAGTCAGACGGTTCTTCTTATCTCCCGGTTTTAATTCTGTAGGCATATTACCCCCTAAATATCTTGGCCTGTCTTTCGGATAACTCTGCACAATCAACACATAACTTGACGCCTGGAATGGCCTTCCTTCTACTATCAGGAATTTTTGATCCGCATTCTTCACAACGTTCAGCTGATACGGCGTTGCGGTTGATCCGGTGAGCGGAAAGGGCAGCGTTACGCTGAAGCTCTTCAATCTCTGCTGCTGTGTCGATGATGTCCATGGCTATTCCTCAGGAATTTCTAAAGGTGAAAACTCAACAATTTCCCACTCCCAGCCTGGTGCAAGCTCGCAGCGACCATATTCGCCATATTGGCCTTTAAACAAGCTGGTTTCGATGGTGTAGGTTCCATCTTTTGGAAGGCGTTCATCGCGGTTTTCAATAATTTCCTTCTCAATTGCTTGCAGGTCTTCAATGGTGCAGGCCCCGCGGACTCCGCAAATAAAAGGGTCGGAGAAATCATCCATTACTAATAAATCGATAACGACCTTGCTCATGGTCAATGCTCCCGGAACTGTCGGTTAATTCGGTTGAAGGTGAATGCCAGCAATAAAAAAGGCCGCCGGAGCGACCTGGTGATTAGTGCTTTCATGCTGCGCCGCCTTCATTCTTTTCGGCTTCGACCGCCATCTGCTCAAGCCGTCGCGATAGCTCGGCGGCCAGAGCCTGGAATTCTTCCTCGGTGGCCACCGGGATCGGCACGAAGCGAATCCCGATGTGTGCGAGGTTGTTGGCAATTTCGATGCTTTTCCTCAAATCGACTGGCGAGGCTCTGTTCATGACGCACCGCCAGCGTGCCGCAGCCAGATGCATACAGCTCCGTCTTCAGTGTCGTGAATCGACCCTACAAACCAACCATCCCCGGCTGGTGTTTCGGGCTGCCACGCTGAAATGTCATAACCGTCAACCTCGGGATCGAAGTCATCCTCATCGCGGTAAACTACATTCCATTCGAGCCCATTCTTATCCAGCCAGGCGTTGAATTCATCATGCGAGATAGATTCACGCCCATCGCAAAATTCATCGTAAAGCGGATGAGTCCAGTAACCGTATTGGTCGCGTTCGACGGGTAGGGCTTTAAATTCTGTTGTCATTGTTCGGCTCCAAACCGCCCGTTAAGGCGGCCAGTTTTGACGACGAACTCCAGGAGGCTAACTCCCAGAGCTTCAATTTTCTTGTGATGCTTGTTGATGATGGGAGGAACCGTTTCGTTCCAGTTAGGCTTTGGCTTCTTGCGCATGGCCTGCTGGATTTCCTCGGTGCAGCGACGGCAGGCGGCGCGGATGGCGTTGTCTGTTTCTGGTGTCATAACCGCTCCATATAAGCCCGGATAAATTCAGCCGCAGCCTGTGCGTTTATGGCGTTACCGTAGCCTTTGAGTCGGCCTGTGCGGTTGCTGCTTGCCACTCTTGCCACCCCGGACTCGACTCGTCCCAGGCGCGCGGCAGCCCCATCAACCAGCGGGAATGTGCCGGGTTCAACTGGACGCCATTTGCCATCTCGACAAAAGAGCCAGTCCGCATCTCGCCAAAAACCGTTAACCTCAAGGGCCCGCATGTGTACGCCTGGCGGGGTAGCTGATCCAGTCTGTCCTTTCCATCCCGCTGCGCTGTCATCCCCGCCGAGTCCTTCCAGTCGCGTGAGGTTGGTGTCACCCATGCCGCCAGCACTGCAAAGTCCTGAAGGTTTGGCTGGCGGCCAGCCTCCTTCCTCGCTATTACCTTTTTCCAGTCCTGGTAACAGTTTTTGACGTTGCTCGCTAATGGACTCGGCCACCCAATAAGCTCGTTCTCTGATGTGCGGCGCGCCGATGCTCGCTGACGTAAACGGCACAAGCCCGAAGGCGTAACCCATTCCCTCCAGGTCTGATTGAACAAGGTCGAACCATACATTTGCGTTACCAGCTGCAACCTGTTCGCCAAAGACATGCTTAGGTCTGCGCTCGCTGATGAGGTGGAAGAAGTGGGGCCAAAGGTGCCGCTCGTCAGCAAACCCATCTCCTTTGCCTGCCGCGCTGAAAGGTTGGCACGGGCAGGAGCCGGTCCAGACTGGCTTATCGTCAGGCCATCCGGCGAGGCGCAGGGAATGAGACCAGACGCCAATTCCGGCGAAGAAGTGGCACTGCGTGAATCCTCGCAGGTCGTCAGGTATGACATCTTCAATACTCCTTTCATCAACTTCGCCTGGGGCGATATGGCCGCCTGCGATTAAGTTCCGAAGCCACTGGGCAGCGAACGGGTCGATTTCGTTGTAATAAGCTGCTGGCGTCATGCGGCCTCCGTCTTAACAACATCGATGGCGCAGCCGGGCAGCAGTTCCACCGCGGCGGTGGCGCACTGATTTCCCCAGTGATGCCAGCCTGGCGCTGCGCTGCGGCTGAATAACTCAATGCGCGGTACATCGCCGTAAAGCAGCTCCAGTCGGTAGCGAACTTCCCACGGCTTTTCGCTGTGTGCTCCGAGCGGGCTGTAGACCACCTGTTTAATCCCGGCATGCTTTCGTTCCAGCCCGGCGCCGCGGGTAGCAATCAGCAAGTCTTCAGTATTGGCGCGGGTGTGGTTGCCACCGTTCATGCGCGTCTCGGCGTTAAGCAGATCGAGGAAGTCGTAAAAGCCGGTGACTTCACCCTCGGCCAGCGCCTTGTTGATGCGCAGCTCGGCGTTCTGATTCAGCTTCACCCAGGTAAAGCCCTTCATCGTGCGAACGGTAAAGCCCCAGGCCTCGGCCAGTTCGATAGCCTCCAGGTTATGCGTGCCGGTGTACCACATCGCCAGCACCGCGTTTTCGGCGGCGAGTTCCCAGACTGGCAGGCGCTTGATGTCGATGAGCTTCATGGTTGAGTAGTGATCGGCGGCGGCACCGTTACTGATGGTGTTGCCGTAAGACCAGGGCGGATCTGCGTAGATAAGAGAGTATTTTCCGGTCATGCATCCTCCTGCTCCGGATCGTTAACATCCCAGCCATTACGCTCAATATTGGTTTGCAGCCGCTTATCTCCGACCTCTTCAGTGCTGCGGCCGGTAATATCCGCGACTTCAGCGTTTGAGTGCCGCCACAGCAGCGCAAGCTCTTCGAGTGACCACGCTTTCATAGCACTGACTCCATTTCGTCGATGTAGAGGTCCTGAGCAATCAGTCGGCGACGGCGGGCGGCACGCGCTATGCACTCCTGCCGTCTACCTTCCTGCGATTGCTCAATGGCGCGCCGGGTGAACAGCCGAGATTTACCCTGCGGCGTTACAACCTTCGGCTTCGTTACGAGGTCGAATGTCCGGTCGCAAATCCCGTCCTCGTTGAGCCATTTCTCCGACTCAACTATCTGAGCTATCTGCCCGGTGCCGCGGGTGATGCCGTTGGCGACCCGGTTAAACTCGATCAGCGTTACGCCAAACTTCTCGGCGATTTCGCTGCCCGTTACCGGGCGGCCGCGCGTCTGAATCATCCAGATAACGCGTTCACGGAGGCCGGAAAATTGCCCGGTGCGCCCGGGCCTGCGATAGAAGGGTGTGCGTTTCATTTCCACTGCTCCCCGAACGTGAAGCCGATCTCCGCCAGCGCCTCGTCCATCTTCTCGATGAACTCCGGCACCATTTCGTTGAAGTCGGACATGTACTGCGGATCCCTCTCAACGACGACGTGGTGAATGCCTTCGCGTTTCATGCGCGGGTCGTAGTTGGCAAAGAACCAGGCTTCTTTCCCGGTCACCCACATGCTGTACTGCACCTGGGCCATGTACGCAGACTTGATGGCTTCGAAACCGCCAAGGCGGAATTTCATGAAGTCGCGAGAGGTGAATGGGCATTTCAATTCGAGGCCGAAATCGTTACTGCAAAGGCCGTCAGGGGAGCACGCAGTGCGCATGCTCTCGTCACGGAACAGGATCGGAGACTCCGTGACTTTCACGTCAGTAGTGAACTCGAAGAGGGTGCGTGCGTCTTCCTCATACTGCTTCCCCCAGGCCAGCGCCTTGGCGTTAACTTCTGGCGCCACGCCAGTGCATACCTCGGCGAGCAGCGTGTGGAAGTAGGACATTTTCATGTCTGTCCACTTCTTCCCCGATCTTGGCTTGGAAATGACGTTGTGCACTTCAGAGGCAGTAATAACTCCGAGTCTCGCTCTTGCCCATGTCTCGCTACCTTGCTCAATTTGTGCGATTGGCCCAAATATTTGCTCAAATTTAATGAGCCACCTGTTATCCATATTTCCTCTCCTTACGGCAGTTGGCTCTTGGCGGGATGTTAATCCCTCTATTGTTGTAGCCATGACACCATTTGTGGATGGTTGCTGGTTTCACGCCAAAATGATTCGCCGCGGCTCCGACGCTTTCAAAACGCAATCCATCAACAAACCAGTAAAACGATGTACATCTGTTTTCGGCCTGCTTGGTAACGGTTGCCCATCTGCAATTATCTTTAGAATACGGACCTTCATTGTTCTTCCGATCAAGCTGATGCTTGGGCGTAGGAGGGAGACCCATATCTTCAAGAAATAGCTCGAACGTCAGCCATCTTTCGCAGATACCGCGCTGACTGTATTTTTCGAAGTCTTTGTTGTTTGGGTTCGTGCAGCGATTTTTCATCCCGCTCCAAATCCTGTAAACGCGGGTATTGCGCTGGCCGTGAGTGGTGTTTTTTCCTGTCATGCATCCGCAGCTGCTCATTGAGTTGCTTTTAAGCTGATTCGCGGCTCTATGGCAGGAATTACCGCACACACAAAGGCATAGATACATCCTTCTACCTCTCAGCATGTGCGAGTATTCTTTGACGGTTAAGTGCCCGTATTTTTCACCGGGCATAAGTGGATTGGCGTTCATGCTGCCGCCTTCTTCTTGAGGAAGCCTAGGGCCTTAACTGCCTCGGCTTGGGTAAGCTCGGATGAATCGCGAATATCACGACGGAAAATTTGCGAACAGACTGGGAGCAGGTTTTCTTCCCATGTCTTATCCATTGCGATAAGGACGTCGTTAATCTCCTTGATAATTTCGTCCGCTGCTGGGGTTACATCGCGTTCTGGCTGGCGTTCTGCTGAGAAGTTGATACCTTCCTCATCCTCGGTATTAACATGGTCGATGGCGGCATCCAGGCGCTCACGTCGAGGCCAGTATTTTGCTGCCTGCTTCACGACCGTCTTGAGGATCATCTGCTCTTCATCGGTGACCCATGGACACTTCTTGCTGTTGTCAGATTTGTACTTCTTCCATGCTTCAGACCGGTCACGGATGGAGTAGATGGCATCAATGCGCATCGTATGGGTGAGGTAATCACCATCGTCAGTTTTTACCGTTACATACGCCCCTACGATGTCCCCGCGCTGCTCTTCGGTATCGAAGTCGTTGTAGATGTGGATCGGCGGCTTATCGAGCCCTTCGCGCCGGAACTGGTCGTTTCTGCGAACAATTGCCGACTGACACCATTTAATGGCGCCAGACTGCTGCGCAATGTGCATCAGGCCCATGTAACTGATGTCGAGGCAAATAGCTCCTTTACGCGGTACCAAGTAAGCCAGCTTCTGAGCCGGGTTTAGCGAAATGCCGATGGCCGCAACGTTGATGATTGCGTTCTGCGTGCTGGTCTGGTTCTGGAATGCAACTTTGGCTAGGTAGTCGTTGTTCTGAAATAGTTGAATGGCGAACTGGCTTTCCTTCGCCCATACCATCCGCTCGTCAGTTGCCGCCTTAATGAAAAGCGGCTCCTGTTGTTTGACGAAATCAACAAGGGTTAAGCTCATGATCACTCCTTAGAACGGGCAGGGCGCTTGGCGCTGCCATTCTTCTTCGGCGCGGGCATATGCACAGGTCGAAATGTATTCGTGGTATGCCTCTTCGGCCTTTTCTCCGATAAGCGCAAACTGGGCTTCCTGGGGCAGGAACAAGCTGCTCATTTCCAGAGGTTTCGCAGGGAACATGGCGATCAGTTCCTTCGCCCGGTCGTCGATCCACTTCTCTTTCTTGTCTGTGAGCTGCTGCTCAACCCAGCGCCGATCTTCGATTCGGTCGTAAGTGAGGTATGCGTTCATGGCTGAACTCCTGAAATTTGGATGTGCAGATCCCGCCCTCTGGTGACAGGCAGCAGTTGAATTGGTTAAGGGTTATTTGCCTAGGGATCTGAAAATGCGTATATGGCTAGTTGATTGCTTCGTTAAGCATTTTCTCTATAGCCAGCTTGCCATCATTTATCTGAGCAACTTGCTTATCGAAGTTCTCTTGGAAGTGGACGAGATTCTTTTCCGATGCAGAGAAGAGGCGTTCTTTTATTTTTTGTAACTCATCCCTGCTGAAAACAATACCCATCTTGCAGCACTTTTTGACATCATCAATGCTCAGGCCGTTACCGTTGAGTTTTTCCATAGCTATGCGCTTAACACATTGCCTGGCTTCTTCGATGGTCTTGTAGAACTCAACCGTATCGCTTCCCCCACTGCCATCTGAGTAGCGATTTACTCGTAATGCGATATCTCCATTAGTGCTACCCAAAAGAGATAAGCACTTGATTCCTTCAAAGTTTTTACGTCCATAGTAGTTGTCAATTGAAGACATAAAATCTTCAAACTTTTCAATGGATGGCACACCGTAATCACGACGAATGGCAAATTTAACCTGCCCGGTCATTACATCTGCGAAATGGTCCAGGTCAGCATCATTGATATGATCTGAGAACGCTTTGACCTGCTTAACCATTTCTCTCCAGAAGCTTAATGTGTTCTGTAGGTTGCTAATTTCCGAGTTGATCTTCTCAATTTTCAACTTCGCATCAGCAAGGGCTTTTTCTTGTTTTGCTTTTTCACGAGAAGACCATGTTTCAACTGGCTGGTCATGTAGGCTCTTTACCACAAAACGCTCGCCACCAGGGATTTCATCACCCTGCTGCGTGACAAACACTTCCTGGACGATTGTTTCCTGATTATTCAGCGCACCAACGACAACGACCTTACGGCCGTCAGAAAGAAATTTAGTTTCCATGACAAAGTCCTTAATGGGTAAGAGGGTTGCCGTGACCGTCCAGAAGGACGTCAATCACGCAGTCACTGAGGCGGATGATTTCGGCGTCAGTGTGCAGGTATACCCATTTGCGTTCCTGAATGACTGCTGAGACGCGATAGGTTCGGCCTTCATGCATTGCCATCATGCCGGGCGTGACGCATTGGCGAATGAGTGGGGTAGTGCCGTAGTGATTGATCATACCTTCACCTCAACCTGTTTCAGGAGGCCAGCGATATGCATCTGCCAGCGGTTCAGTGTCAGCTTTTCACGCGGTGCCGATACCGACGTCAGCTGCCACTCGTTATCGTTGAGCTTCTTGGCGGTGTACTGTTTGCCGTTGTGGGTGACTGTCATGATGCCTCCCGGGCTTTGGCGTTTGCCGCATTGATGGCGTCAATGTTCATTAGGCAGTAGATAGCGCATTCAGCGTCGTAATCACTCAACCCGCCGCTTGCCAGCTTATTAAGGGCAGAGCCAGTTAAGCCGATTTTAAAGCAGATAGAGCCGTGTTTTGGTCCATATCCATAACGATGGTCTTCACGCTGATCGCTCCATTGGGCGTAGTTTTTTGTGCCAAAATAACGCTCGCTCAGACGGGTGAACCCGGATGCAATGTCGTTAATCGCATCTTCAACACACCCGCGCCGCTCCATGCTTTGTTTCGGGTCTCCGAAGTTAATGATCGTCATGCCATGTCGAACCATCTCAACCGTTAGGCCTTTATTGGCCTGGTTGATGCCTTCAGACACGGCAATCAGTTCTTTACCGATGCGTGAGGTGTCATCAACAAACTTCGCCTTCAACTGAGCCAGTTCGGCTTCAATTGCCATTTTCTTTTTGGTCAATTCGATAAGGGTCATAATCATCTCCGCGCTTAAGCCGCGCCGCTGAACGTTAACAAAGACTTCTGCGCTTATGGGCGGTGGATGGCCGCCGGTTGTCATAAATGGGCAGACTCGAAAATCTGCCTATGTATGGCCGATAAAAAACCCGCCGTTGCGGGTCTTCAGAAATAGTCTTTGTGGTCTTGCATCGCTCGCTCGAGGATTACCTTTGCATCTTCAAAGCTGGCAGATTCAAAAGCCTCTCTTATGGCCTTAGCCAGGCAAGTCGCATCGCTTTCATAGTCATCAGCTCTGCTTTCCCAGTTTGATGCCTCTTCTTCAGCCTCATAAAGGCGATCGCCATACTCGCACTCGAGTTCCTGGCGCACTTCATCACGAAGCTTCTCCTTGATGATTTCGGAGGCTTCTTCAATCGGCATTGTTTCCAGAATCGTCTCTGGCTGATGAGTGCCGTATTTCAGTGAGATGTCAGTAGCAAACATGCAACCTCCAAAAAAATGCCCGCGCGCTGGCGGGCCAAGAAGACTTTTCCAATCCAACCAGAACAGGATCATCGTCTCCTGTGCGGTTGAGATGGCAGTATTACCATCACCAAGCATCGGCGCCCGGTGCTTGAGGTTGGCTCTGTAGTTACCCGCTGATGCGGGAGAAATGCTTTATCTATCAGCTTCTACAACTCATCACGAATCTGTGAGAGTGTGCTGATCGCCTGGTAATGACCGCGACGCTGCTCTTCTGTTTTGAACGCACGCATATCGTCTTTTATCGATGCGATTGCCTTATTCAGAACTTCCACTTGCGCTTCTTTAATCGCCTGTTTGCGTGGCTTCTGACGCTTCTTAGGAAGGTCTCTTAAACACGCCGGAATGTATGTCTGAGTCATAAAAAATCATCTTGTGATTCAGCACAGCCCACTCAGCTTCAAATGGACTGGAATAAATCTCTTTGCGCTTCGCACCTCTCATCCCGCCAGTGCTGCCCGTTCCCACGCCTTTATCGCTCTCGCGAGGGGGTAGCCTCACACCGACCGGATCGCGCCCGGTGCTACGCCGAATTTGTACGTTGGGGTCTAAACAGGATTACTGAGTGCTGTTCCGACTTTGCATGTTGTTAAAAAGCAGGCGACTTGCTGTCCGCCGCTGGCTAACTTCGCTCAGCTGTCGATGTTTCGTTTCGATGGGTGGATAATCACATATTGTGTTTTATTGGTCAACACGAATTGTGATTAATGATGACAACAAAGCGTGTTGTTGCTGATTTGAAAGGGAATTTATTTTTTTAAATACCAGTGCTACGCTTAAAAAAACAGCAGGAGGGATGTGCATGGTTCTGGATGAAGAGCGTATAAGCATGAAAATTCAGGCGATGGGGCGGGCGGTGATGGAATTGTCACTGGCTGATTTACCCATGACCCAGCAAAACATCATCGACAAGCTGGAGCAGTACCGGAAGGAAACAGGAAACGTGATAGGGAAGGGTGTGAACAGGGATGCAGCTGAGATAGTGCGGAAAGGCTTGTAGATGGTTAACGGTGTCACCAATGGTAAATCGTTTACCAAGGATGACAGCGTTTACCAGAGGGATCGGGTTGTTTACCAGCTGGCGGGGGATAGACGCCGTTAATGCCAGCATCCCATAATATTCAATTGATTACGCTGACGTGGTGGTGGTGGTCGAATGGGGATCGGCAGGCACAAAAAACCCGGCGCGGGGCCGGGTGTTTAGGCTATTCTACTGTAGGATTAAGGCTTGTTTTTGTCGTGCTTTACAAGCGCCCTGTGTGTTTTTTTAATGCTGCTTCTAACTTTCTGGATTTTGTCCTGGGAAAGCTTAATATTTTCAGGTGCTGTACCGGTGTTGGATATCATTACATTGCGAACCGATCTACCAACGATCTCAGCAGCATTTTCTAACTGGCCCTGACCCTGAAGGTTCTGGTTCCTGATTCTGGCTTCAGTTTGCGTGATGCGGAATATATTAGCCGCCAACTCTTCACTTCCCATAAAATCAAGCATGGTGCCATCTTTGTCAGAAAGACCTTTCTTGGCCTTCAGTTGTCGTAAGTTCATGTTATACATGCCCCGATAACCGGCATTCTGGAACAGTCCATAATCTACAACCCCATGCTTATGGGCTACGTGGCTAAGAGTTTTTTCTCGTGATGTGATTTCGCCACGTAAATATACACGGTTGACGGCGTCATGGTTATGGTACGCCGCTTGTATCTCAGCTGCTAGCCCAGCAAAATATGCTTGTGCATTAGCGACTTTACTGTTTCCAATGTCACCATTCATAACAGTCAGATAGCATGCAAACCTTGTGAGCTTAAAATCATTGACCGCATTTTCAGATGGCATCTGGATAAAGTTGTCATACACGGGAATGTCGAGATTCACGCATACTGACGTGGCCTTATTAATGGCTTTGAGGATTTGATCCATCCCATTGTAACCAAGCATCATAGCCAAATCTGATGCGAGCCAGTAGGTAACTCCATTTTCCCTGGCGAAGTCATCAAAAGTCATGGGTGATGTTTCATCGAAAACGGTAAGTTGCCTGCTCATATCACATCCAAATTTGCTCATTTTAGATCCTTTATTTTAACATACTTAAGCATTTCACATGCTTTTTTGTGCTGTGTTTTTATCGAGGTGCTTGTGTCTTTTTATGTGAACCTTAAAGCAGTCATTACCAGCTATGCGCCGACCAGAACACCTTGCCGATCAGACCAGCCGCAGCTTCGTCTCTACAGCAACCCCAATAATCCGGCAGTTACCATTAATCGGCACGAGTGGCCATTGCGGGTTAAGGCCCTTCAGGTACTTCTGCCCACCATCGATCACCAGCTTCTTAAAAGTCGCCTCGTTAGAATCGGATAGCTTTGCTATTACCAAGCTTCCGTTGATCGCCTCCCGACCAGTATCGAAGAGGACAAAGGTTCCTTCAGGAATGCTCAAGCCAGCTGGCGCCGTCATTGAGTCACCATCAACCTGCAGCCAGAACGCCTCCCCCTGAATGTGAGCATCTGATTCAAGCCAAAGGTCGATATCTTTAAGGGTGTACGGCTCAACAGCTTCGCACCATGCTCCTGCCTGCACCTTGCTTATAACTGGGTATTTATCACCTGGCTTGTAAGGGCCTTTGTAGTCATCGCCAAAAAGCAGCTCGGCAGGCGCAACCCCCAGCGCCTTAGCTATTACAGTTGCATCATCAACGCTAACGCTCCTGGTGCCTGATTCGTAATTCCCTATGCGTGACTGCGAGGCCCACCCGCAAAGCTCTGCGAGAGCCTTTTGTGACAGCCCTTTATCTTCGCGAAGTCGCTTAATGCGGCCCGCTATATCTTCGATTCTATTCATTCTCATTTTGTATCACGCGCCGTGTTAAAAAGCTTTACACGAATTGTGTTGATTAATAATCACGAATTGTGTTTAATGATGCTGAGTGACCATTCTTGAAAGGATCAGCATGAACAATATCGCCAACGAACGTAAGAAGCTTGGCATCACTCAATCAGAGTTAGCAGGTTCGTGCGGCTGGAACCAGTCCCGCCTTGCTAACTATGAAGCTGGCATACGAGCACCAGACCTGGATTCGTGCCGCCGCCTGGTTGACGCGATGAATAAGCTGGGGAGCAATACATCTCTCGATGCGTTGTTCCCACCAAAAAATAATGCCGCCTGATTGGCGGCCCTAACCACGAAAGGGAAAGCAATGCATTCACTTGCGTATCAACAGAGTACCGGACTTGAACAACGTCCGTTGATTTCGATTTATCAAAGTGTTCCGCGTAATAACCGTAAGCTAACTCGAATACGGGAGGCAGTTAAGGCCTGGCAAAAAGCTACGCCGGGCCAGTCTCAGGTTCACATTTCTCAGCTGGTTGCGAAAGAGTGGCTGGCGCGCGGCGGGAAGGGGTTGTTACTGGCAGGTTCTGAACACAACACGAAGCAGAACTTCTTCCGGATGATTAACGATCCGGGCCCGAAGAACGACAAGGGGTTGATGCTACTGATCCCCGTCATTATCGACGTGATGGCGCGGGATAACGAGAAAGTGGCGAGAGAGTTCGGTCTGGTCGCAAAGACTGAGGCCGAACTGATAGCCGAGGCCATGAAAGAGTGCACTGAAGCGCATCAGGCGAAGTTACTTGGTCAGCCGATACAACGCCTTGAGAAAGAGGTGAGAGAAGCTGCTGAAGCACTTCTGCGCTTTCTGCCCACTGAATCAATCGCCGCGGTGGTGACAAGTCTGGCCGCTATGGCGCCGGGAGTTATGTGATTGGAAGTATCAAAAATGGCGAAAGCCGGTCTGCGCGAACAGAACCGACTTTCAGGTGCAAATGCAGATAACAAGTGCGAGGTCATTATGACAAATGCTAATCCAAAACGCCAGGCGCAGGAGGTTTAACTGTGTCGAACGTCGCTTACGCAAATTTCGCGGCGCACTCAGCCGCAAGGAGCAACAGGATGGAGAACCAGAAATCTGGTTACGTCCCGTTGTACCGGAGCATCAAGAAGAAGTCCTGGGCTAAGGATGTTTTCCTGCGCGCGCTGTGGGAGAACCTGCTCATTGACGCAGCCAGACAGCCATACACGGCATTCTTCAAGGGCAAGCAATGGCCTCTGCAACCCGGTCAACTGGTCGTCACTGCTGCGGATCTAGGCCTTCAGTTGTGTGACCGCCAGGGCAACCCGACAAGCCGCGACGCAGTGGAGAGAATGCTGTCTGTTTTCGTCCGCGAAGGGATGATTTCCATCGAAGGAGAGAAGCGAAAAGGCAGGGTGATCACCATCACGAACTACGTCGAATATGCTCAAAAAATGGACGATTTACCCGCACATAAAGCCGCACATACAGGCGCACATGATGAAGCCAGTAACGGCGCGGGTTCAGATGGGTATACCGCACATAAGGCCGCACAATTCCCCGCACATCATGAACAAGAAGGTAATAACAAGAATATAAATAACTTATCGTCCGAGAATTCTGACGAATCCTCTGACGCACGTCTCAAGAAATTTTTATCAGCTCATCCAGAAGCTGCGATTTACACACCATCCGGTGCTAAGTGGGGATCGGCTGAAGACCTCAAAACTGCCCAGTGGATTTCCACCAGGGTGAAGCTGATTAACCCAACCTGCAAAGCCCCGGACATGACCTCCTGGTCTAACACCGTTCGCCTGATGCGCCAGATAGACAACAGGTCGCACCAGGACATCTGCGCGCTGTACGACTGGGCAAGCAAACACCACTTCTGGCAGACCAACATCCTGAGCCCGGAAAGCCTGCGTAAGCAGTGGGACAAGCTGACGATGCAGCGCAGTGCTGGTGGTGAGCAGCGAGGCGGAAAGCCGGATCTGGACTTCAACAACACTGACTGGGCCTATGAGGTGATGCGATGAAATCTCTTGCAGAGCAGATGCGTAACCACGATCGCGAGCAGATGAGCCGCATGGCCCATAACCTGCCAGAGCAGTACCAGGAACGCGCACCGGTCGAGCAGGTGGCGCAGGTCTTCAACAAGCTGTTCAACGAGCTGCGCGCCGCGTTCCCGGCCAGCATGACGAATTTCCGCAGTCAGGACGACCTGAACGAATTCCGCCGTCAGTGGCTGCTGGCGTTTCAGGAGAACGGGATCCACTCAATGGCGCAAGTCGATGCCGGCATGCGCATTGCCCGCCGCCAGGAGCGCCCATTCCTGCCGTCGCCGGGCCAGTTCGTCGCCTGGTGCAAACAGAGCGGCGGGGCGCTGGGCGTCAACGTTGACCAGGTGATCGCCGAATACTGGGACTGGCGTAACCGTTCGTTCGAGTTCACTTCCAGTGAGCAATTCCCCTGGTCCCAGCCGGTCATGTACCACATCTGCGTTGAGTTGCGCCACCGCAGCACAGAGCGCCAGTTAACGCATGGTGAGCTGGCGCGCGAAGCGGGCGATCTGCTGGACATGTGGGAGAAGCGCGTCACAGAGGGTAAGCCAGTTCCGCCGGTACGCCGGGCAATTGCAGCACCCGCTGCTGAGCACGGACCGACGCCGATCCAGCTGCTTCAGGCCAAGTACAATCGCAACAAGTCGAACGGGATGGTGTGAGATGAAAGGCAAACAGGCAATTCTGCGTTATCTCGAAACGCACCAGACCTTCACAGCGAAGGATGTGGCCACAGAGTGCGGCATGACCATCAACTGCATCACGAAGAACGCTATCGATCTGGAGCGGGCCCGCAAGATTGTCCGGGTGAGCAAGGTCTGGCGAACGGTGACTTATCGCCTGGCGACGCCGGAAGAGCAGGACGGCACCGCGCGCAGCTGCACCAACGGAATATTTCAGGAGTGCCGGAACAGTCCGGCGATGAGAAGGGTATTGATGGTTTGGGGGAGGGTAGGGGTATGACACGCATCCGTAACTTTGGCTGGAATCGACTCAAGCTAGCAACCCTGTCTTACGAAGAGATAAGCGCTCTCGAGGAGCAGGTTAAACAGGAGCACGCCTGCAGCGATGGCATCCACATGTACGATAAAGCAGGCCGTGACAAGCTCGATGCTCTGAGCTGGGCCGTATACAACAAGCAGAAGCAGGAGGCCGCCCAATGAGCAACATCGACAAACAGGCCGTGCAAGCAGTTGCCGATTTGAAAGCTGGTTACACCCTCGGTCACGCTGATGTGGCAATCCTGAACGAGCTGGCTCGTATCGCGCTGGCATCGCTCGAAGCGGAGCCTGTGGCGTGGCTACTGTCAGGAGGCGGCGCTAAAAACCACGTCAGCTTCGATAGTGGCAATGCTTATGCCGACCCGCTGCGAGAAGTAACGCCGCTTTACACCGCCCATCCAGCGCCGGTATCTGTGCCCGCTGCGATGGAAATGGATGATGACTTTGACAGCGCGTTTGAACACGGAAAAGCTGTCGGCTGGAACGCCTATCGCGCAGCCATGCTTCAGTCGTTCGGTAATTCCGAACAACTCAACTCTCCGGTGATTCCGGATGGATGGGTGCTGGTGCCAGAAGAACCCACCCATGAAATGCTTGAGGCTGGTGATGAACAATTCGGAACTTACGATGTGTATCGCCGGATGATAGCAGCATCACCGCAGCAGGAGGTGAAGCCGTGAACCGAAAATTCTGGCTGCTGTATCTTTTGATTGTCGCATCAGTCTGCGTCTTTGTAGCTGGCTTTGAATTTAACCTCATTGCATTTTCTGTTGTGGGGCTATTCGGAATATTCATTTCCGGGATTGTAATTGGCGACCACGGAGGAAGGTTAGGATATTTCGGGGGTGATGATGCCTAACCCATTCGACGAAGAAAGGCTGTAAGAAAAAATAGCAAACTATTTTAACTCATTGATATATACACATGTTTTACAATTTAACTGCTTCATTTCCTCTTTCTTGGTGGTACATTCATTTGGTGATGTAAAACCAACAGGAGGCGTTATGAGTATCGATCAACTTTGCATGAAACAAGAGTGCTGGGCACTGCAAATGCTCGGTAGGGTTGGCGCTTTAACGCAGTGCCCCCATCATGAGGGCGCTTATGTTGATGAGGGCATAGATGAGGCTAACATCTATAAATACGCAGCTGGAGCTTATAAAAAAAGCAATGGTGGTCATCCATTTGAAAATTTTAAAGAGATGACTGATGCCGTTAAAGGCGCATACGAAGAGCACGGTGGAAATGATGTTTGCCCGCTGTGCTTTAAACGCGTGGACGACTAACTCATTGGCCTCTCCGGAGGCCTTTCTCTTACGTTGATTTTGTTGAATCAACCGTCCATAATCATGTCATCGGAGCCTGAACAACTCCGGTGACTTCTGCGCATTTAAGGGGACTTAAATGCGACCACAATCTGAACTCCTCACCTTGTCACAGATGCAGAAATGCACCTGCGATTTTCTGCATTCTTCGTTACCTCTCGGAGGTGGCGTATGAAGCAGCACTACTGCATCGTCAACGACACCGTTAAAGAGAACCTCATCGCGTACATTCGCACCCTGCCGGTAAACCCTCGCGCGCCGATGGTGGTCGAGGCCCGGGAAGAGACGCGAACCGATAAGCAAAACCGTCTTATGTGGCCGCTGCTGAAGGACCTGTCTGACCAGGTTGTCTGGCATGGCGAAAAGCTGACCCGCGAGGAATGGAAGGACCTCATCACCGTTCTGGTGAATCAGACTCAGGACCAGGAGCAGAAATCCGCGCCGGGCATCAACGGCGGCCGCGTTTATTTCGGCGTCCGCACATCCAAATCCAGCAAGCGCTACATGGTCGACGTGATCGAGGCGATTTACTGGTTCGGCACCGACCGCGGTGTGAGGTTCTCCGAAGCATCCAGTAAGCGCATCGCCTGGGCGCAAGAGTGGAGGACTTCCCATGGGTAATCCTCTCGCACGCGTCATCACAAACGAAATTTTCCGCGTTCCTGCGCGCCGCAAGCGTAAGCCCGTGGTTAATCCGTCCGACATCCCGACACTGAAAGGCTACACCGCCCGCCTGGTGGATCAGAAATGGCTGCGTCTCGCTGCACGGAGGAATCATGCGTAAACCAACCCGTCGAACCTGCAAGGTCTGCAAAGAGAAATTCACCGCTACCTTCGACAACGTCTGGTGGTGCTGTCCTGAGCATGGCGCCATCTACGCGCTGGATTTGAGGGCAAAGCAGAAGGTGAAAGAGGCCGCTAAGCGTATCAGTGAACAGAAAGAGGCAGAGAAGGCAGGGCGAAAACGCCGACAAGAAAAGCGCGAGTCACTAAAGTCTAAATCCCAGTGGGATAAGGAGGCCCAATCGGCCTTCAACCGCTACATACGGATCCGGGACGAGGGAAAAGAATGCGTCAGCTGCGGCAATCCACTTATTGGCAAAAGCAATTACCTAACTGGAAGCGCCATTGACGCCAGCCATTACCGTTCGCGTGGTGCGGCCTCACATCTGAAATTCAACACATTCAACGTACATAGTGCCTGCACACGCTGTAATCGCCAGTTGAGCGGCAATGCTGTCGAGTATCGCATCCGTCTTATCGACCGCATTGGCCTGGAACGAGTTGAGCGTCTTGAGTCTAACAACGAGCCGCGCCGGTTCGATATCCCATATCTGAAGCGCATCAAATCCATATTCACCCGCAAAGCCCGGTCGCTGGAGAAGCGCCGCGCACGTCAACAGGAGCACGCAGCATGAGCAAAATACAGTACCCAATGACTACCGCTGCTGTCTTTGATGACGTGGTGTATCCGATCCATCTTGATGGAGCTCACCAGATAGAGCGCGAGGTATCCGGCGCAATCAATTGGTTTTGTCGCTGGAACAATGAGGAAAAAGCTGTAGTGAAAGCGCACGTCCTTTTCAGTTGCTGGGGCCTTTACCTGACGTACGAACAGCTAATGGCGGAGGCAGCATGAACCACGCCGACTTCCTCCGGTACCAGGCAGAAAGCGTTAAGCGCGCCAACCTGCCGCCAGTAGCAAAGCACAACCAGACCAAAAACAACCAGCCACATAAGGAAGCCGCATGAACAGTCAGCAACTGGAATACGTACGTCAGCAGCTCATTGTGGCGACCGCAGATCTGAGCGGGTCGACGAAAGGGCAGCTGGTAGCTTTCGCCGAGAACGCGCAATTCACCGCGACGGCACGCAGCCGGGGACGCAAGAAAATCACCGATCCGGTCACCGGCCGCAAAGTTAATCCGGACGGCCCGGCGATGAGCGGAAGTCAGTCCCGCGCCAAGGGATCGTCTATCGCGTTAGTCAGCCCGGTTGAGTTCGTCACCGCATCCTGGCGCCGCGCCGTGCTGTCTCTGGAAGACCATCAGAAAGCGTGGCTGCTTTGGAACTACAGCGAGAATATCCGCTTCGAGCGCCAGGTGGCGATTACCCAGTGGGCATGGGCTGAGTTCCGGGAGCAGCTCGGCGCGAAGAAGGTGGCGGGCAAGACGATGGAGCGCCTGAAGAAGCTTATCTGGCTGGCGGCGCAGGACGTCAAAGCGGAGTTGGCAGGACGTGAGACGTACGAATATCAGTCGCTGGCGTCGCTGGTTGGCGTAACGCCAAAGAACTGGTCAGAGACGTTTACGGACCGCTGGGTTGATATGCGGCGCATCTTCCTGCGCCTGGATAGCGGGGCGTTATTGCAGGTTACGCGATCACGTTCACAACAAAAGGCGACAAATTTCGATAGAAGTCTTGCAAAACTGGATTGAAACGCATATATTTCATGTAAATCTGATATCGTCGCCATAGCTTCGATTGTCGACACACAAAGAATTCAAGCCCGAGGTTAACGCCTTGGGCTTTTTGCTTTCCGGCGACACGACAGGGGTATTCGCGAGATGCATTGCATCAGTACCCCTGTCACATCGTCATAGAGCATTGAAACGAGTTTCATCAGATGTTAAATTTTTGGTGTGGTGAATCCCCCTATGCGGAGGGGCATTGCCAGTCTGATATGTTTTTTTGCGCATTGCGAGTCGTCTGTGGACTGGCGGCGACTTACCGGGAGGCACCCGGCACCACACCTAATAAAAAATGATGATAGCTGTAAGGCCCACTTCGGTGGGCTTTTTCTTTGGGCAAAAAAAAGCCAGCATGGTTTCATGCAGGCAAGGCAGTTACATTTAGATTTTGTCCCGGTATATGTTTTTTTGTCCGGAAGTCGAAAGATACTGTCTCGAATACATTTTGTAAATAACGGATTCAAATCACAAGGCCATGCATTTGCATGGCTTTTTTATTATCAGGTCCCGCGGGAATCATCATCGACACGCTTCGTTGTTAAATCCAGCCAGACGGGCCTGACCCTTTCAAACACACACAGCGCCATCCGTCATTAACGGAGGTGAGGCTTATGCGAATGCCCTACAAACAAGATTTCATCGCCGCTCTGCTGGCAGCTAAGGAGCAGGGTATCGGCGCAATACTGGCTTTCATCATGGCGTATTTGCGGGGTCGCTATAACGGTGGCGCTATGGCGAAGACGCTGATCGATGCGGTCATGTGCGCGATGATCGCCTGGTTCGTCCGTGACCTTCTCGACTTCATTGGCCTGAGCAGCAATCTCGCGTATATCGCCAGTGTCTTCATTGGCTACATCGGTACAGACTCGATCGGCAACCTGATTAAGAAGTTCGCCGCCAGAAAAGCAGGGGTTGATGATGCTGGAACTCAATAAGCAGCGCAGGGCATTTCTGGATATGCTCGCCTGGTCAGAGGGTACTGACAAGCCAAGGCAGAACACCAAAAACAGGGGTTATGATGTCATTGTCGGCGGATCGCTTTTCTCTGACTACAGCGACCACCCACGAAAACTGGTCAACCTCCCCAAGTTGGGCATCAAATCTACCGCGGCTGGGCGTTACCAGTTGCTTTCAAAATGGTGGGATGCGTACCGGAAACAGCTTGGACTGAAAGACTTCTCTCCAGCCTCACAGGACCAGGTGGCACTGCAGCAAATCAAAGAACGTGGCGCGCTTCCGCTCATCGATAACGGGCAGATTCGGCAAGCTATCGATCGTTGCAGCAATATCTGGGCGTCATTGCCCGGGGCAGGCTATGGCCAGTTTGAGCATAAGGCAGACAGCCTGATCGCAAAATTCAAAGCCGCTGGCGGCGTTGTAGCCGAAGCACAACCATGAACCGGTTAACCGCCATTATCAGCGCCGTAGTGATCTGCCTGATAGTTAGCCTCGGATGGCTGGCTAGCCACTACCACGACAACGCTATCACCTACAAAGACCAGCGCGATAAAGCCACCAAGAATCTCCGCCTGGCTAACGCCACCATCAAAGATATGCAGGTGCGCCAGCGAGATGTGGCTGTGCTGGATGCCAAATATACGAAGGAATTGTCCGATGCGAAAAAGACCATTAACGATTTGCGTCGGGATGTCGATTCTGGCGCTAAACGGCTGCGCATCGCCGCAACCTGCCATAGAGTGTCAAAAGCCTCCTCCGCCACCGGCGTGGATGATGCAGGAACCCCCGAACTTACTCCAGACGCTCGACGGAATTATTTCGATCACCGGGACGGAATCGCAACCGCTGACAAGATGATTCGCGGCATGCAGGAATACATCAAAACGCAGTGCCTGAAATAGTGAAGACACCAATGCCTTAAGCACGTGCTATAAAAAACCGCTTTTCTTCAGTTTTTTAGCCAATAAGTAATTAGTGATTGCTGCAAGAGAAATCCCAACAATCCACGGCAAAGCTGAATCAAGCATTAGCGAGTTGTTCACGTTAATGCTGAAGGTGATGCAGGCAAAGGTATTTGTTAAAACAAACCACGCAAAAAGAATCTGCTTCATTTGGTTATCTCCATGTGTTTCATCCCAGCAATATCCATCCACAAGCCAGCAAAAGCAAGTTGGCGCATAACCGAAAAGGCTACGAAATGAGTGAAGCTAAACCGCAGGACGGCACCACCGTTAAAGGCTAAAGAGGCTCTCAATGTCCGACATCTACCAAATCACGCTAACCACCCAAACAGGCGAAACCTTCACGGGCAAGATGTCACGACGTCAGCCTGAACTGGTTAATGGCTTTGTGCCGCTTGCGACGGAGACGGGGCAGTGGCTGTACTTCGCTCCTGCTGATGTAAAGCGCGTGGAGTTCACGCCGGTGCCGGAAGAGCAGACCGAACAGCCAGCAGAACAAACAACGGAGTAACGAATGAGCAAACCGGACTGGGAGGCCATCGAATGCGGCCTATTATCGCTTCGATGGCAATAATCATTTAGTTCAGATCGGCAACGTAGTTGGTAGCTTCAAGATTGGTGATGCCAAATTCCGAAGCCAAAATTTTAGCCAACTCATCTTTCGAACCGGCAGTACGGTTTTGATTAGACCAAGCGATTAAATAATAACCATTGCTTTTCGCGAGCATGATTTGTATTGCATTAATGGTTATGTAGTAACTGTCCAAGAATAATTACCTCATTGTTAGGAAAGATTAATGGCACTCACCGACAAGCAAGAAATGTTCTGTCGCGAGTACCTCATCGATTTAAACGCCACACAAGCGGCTATTCGGGCGGGGTACAGCGAAAAGACCGCGAACGAACAGGGCGCTCAAAACTTAGCGAAACTTAGTATCCAGTCCAGAATCTCCGAACTCAAAGCGGAGCGCAATGATCGAATCGACATTGATGCTGATTATGTGCTGAGGCGCTTGTTTGAGATTGACCAGATGGATGTGCTCGACATCCTCCGTGACGATGGAACGCTAAAACCCATATCGCTGTGGCCTAAGGTCTGGCGCATCACGCTTCAGGGAATGGATATTTCGACGACGATTCAGGACTTCGACGAGAAGACCACCGAGACTATTCTCAAAAAGATCAAATGGCCGGATAAGGTGAAGAACCTTGAACTACTTGGCAAGCACATAAGCGTGCAGGCGTTCAAAGAGCAGGTGGAGCAGAAGGTCACTGCAACCCACAGCATTATGCCGGTACCGTCCTGCGATAACGTAGACGACTGGGAAGCAGCAGCGCAGAAGCAACAGAGCGAGGTTCTGGGTGGATGAATTACAAAGCCGTCTGGAAACCTCTGCCGGGATCGCAATCGCTCTCCCTGAGCTGCCCGTGTAACGAGATCCTCTACGAGGGCACGCGTGGGCCGGGCAAGACCGCTGCTCAGCTGGCGCGCTTTCGTCGCTTGGTTGGTTTGGGCTACGGCTCGTTCTGGCGCGGTGTCATTTTCGATACCGAGTATAAAAACCTCACCGACATCATCACCCAGTCGAAGCGTATGTATCGCCTATTTAATGACGGTGCGCGCTATCTGGCGTCAGCATCCGAGCTGCGCTGGGTATGGCCGACTGGAGAAGAACTCCTGTTTCGCTTCGGCAAGGAGGAGGGCGATTACTGGGATTATCACGGGCAGGAATTCCCGTTCATCGGTTTCAACGAACTGACCAAGCAGCAGTCATCTGAGTTTTACGAGATGATGTTTTCCTGCCGGCGCTCATCGTTCCGGCCAGAGAATTACCCGCTGGAAGATGGTTCATTACTTAAGCCGATCCCGCTGGAGACTTTCAGCACCACAAACCCGTTCGGCATCGGCCACACCTGGGTAAAAAAACGATTCATTGAGCCGGCGCCGCGCGGCACTATCATTCGCGAAACACAGAAGGTGTTCAACCCGCAGACCGAGCGGGAAGAGGACGTCACGCTTACCCGCGTTGCGATTCACGGCTCGTTCAAAGAGAACCCGTACCTCGATCCGCAGTACATCGCAACGCTGATGGCCATCAAAGACCCGAATCGCCGTAAGGCGTGGGTTGAGGGCTCGTGGGATGTTACCAGCGGCGGACGTTTCGACCATCTGTGGAATGCCTCGCATCATGTCATCAAGCCATTCCGCATACCGGATAGCTGGACGGTCGACCGCTCGCATGACTGGGGCGAATCGAAACCGTTTTCCAACCTCTGGTGGGCACGATCCGACGGAACCGCCGCAGAACTGCCTGATGGCCGCCAGTTCTGCCCGCCTGCTGGGACGCTGATTCTTATTGGCGAGTGGTACGGCTGCCCACCGGACGAGCTGAACAAAGGCCTGAATATGTCATCAACAAACGTCGCTAAGGGCGTTGCCTGGGTAGATAAACGGCTGGTGGGCGATGAACTTGCTGAGCCTGACGAAATCAAGCTTAACGGGGTGACGCAGGGGCAACTGAACATCATGCCTGGCATCTGCAAGAAGGTTACACCGGGCCCGGCTGACAGCGCCATTTACAATACAGGCGATGATGAACTCTCCATTGCGCAGAAGATGGAGTCCCAGGGCGTTAAATGGCTTGAGGCAAACAAAAAGCCGGGATCGCGCGTTAACGGCGCCGCTCTGTTTGCCGATATGCTCGAAGCTGTCAATGAAGGTAAGAAACTGGAATCCGGCATCCCGGAGAAACCTGCATTTTACGTATTCGACTACTGCCGTGGCTGGATCAGCCGTGTGCCGGTACTCGTGCGCGACAGTAAAAACCCCGACGATGTAGATACCCAACAGGAAGATCACGACTGGGATGCTACCCGATATGCCGTTCTGCATTCACCGCTGAAGAGAGTCGGCAAAGTCACCAATCTGAGGCTCTAACTCCATGCCTGACATTTCAACACCCAATCTGGACTATGGGAACATGGTCGAGGCGTGGGATATCAACGATGCCCTGATGGGCGGCACGCTCTATATGCGACAGCTGGGCGAGCAATATCTACCGCGCTGGCCGAAAGAAGACAGGGAGGACTACAAAAAACGTTTGGCCGTGGCCACGCTTCTGCCAGCCTACGAAGAGACCATTAAGCAAAACATCGGGCGTGTATTCGCCGAGCCTATTAAGCTTGCCGAGAATGTGCCGGATCAGCTGCGAGAGTATGCGAAAAACTTCGACCTTGAAGGGACGCGCCTGGACGTATGGGCACAGGCATTCTTCGGTCTGGCGATGCAGTATGGCCTCTCCCACGCGCTGGTGGATTATCCCAGGGTGGACACCGAAAAGGTGAAAACCAAAGCTGAAGAGAAAGCTACCGGCGCGCGCCCCTATGTCACCATGCTCAATCCACGCCAGGTAATTGGCTGGAAGTCGAAAATGGTGGACGGCAAAGTGGTGCTGACTGCGCTGCGTATCAAAGAGGTTGTGGTCGAAGACGGCGACGACTTCGGGCAGACCAAGGTCGAGCAAATACGGTACCTGACACCTGGAAAGGTGGAAATTTACCGCAAGGCTAAAGATGCTGACGGTGCCGCGAACTGGGCGCTATTCGAGGAGTGGCAGACATCCCGCCAGGATATCACTCTGGTTACGCTCTACACCAAACGCACCGGGTTTATGTGTGGTTCACCTCCATTGCTCAATATGGCCCTGCTGAACATTAAGCACTGGCAGAGCCAGAGCGAGCAGGACAACATTCTGCATGTCGCTAGGGTGCCGTTGCTCACGGTGTTCGGGCTGGAAGAGGGGCAAGAACTGGTGATTGGCTCATCCTCTGCCACGTCATTCTCCGATCGGCAAAGGCAGGGCCTGGAATACGTCGAGCATACAGGTTCCTCCATCGGTGCTGGCAAAGAGTCGCTGGCAGAGCTGGTGGAGCAAATGCGACAGGCAGGTGCGAAGCTGCTGCGCACCGAAAATACTTCTACCAAGTCGGTAGACCAGACCTCTGAAGAGAAAATGCAGGAGCAGTCACCGCTCTACACCATGGCGACAAGCCTGGAAGATGCGATCGACAATATCCTGCAAATCATGGCTGAGTACATCGGTGAAGCGGAAGGCGGCAACGTTGACGTGCGCACCGAGCTTGATGTCGAGTCGAAAGAGTTTAATCCACCAGCGGCGATGGCCATTCAGTCGCTGCGTCAGGGCGGTGACCTTCGCCGTATCGATGCAATCAAAGCCCTGCAAAAACTCAACCTGATTGATGCCGACGCGGATCCCGATGTGGTTCTGAGCGAGTTGCTTGCTGAGTCAGCATCTCTGACTGAACCGCCACCGGGCGAGGTGTGATATGGCTCGTTCGGTAAACGACAGGTTGCAGGACGAGACCATAGCTCACGGACTTTACGTGACGCGCTACGGGACGGGCGTAGCCCGACGAATGGTGGCACTGCTTAACAGGATGGATGCTGATCTGGCTGCCCGGCTGCTTGTTCTGCTGGAGGGTAAGCGCGCTGACACCTACAGCGCGCGCCGCCTTGCATCGCTACTGGCTGGTGTGCGGGAGCTAAACCAGCAGGCCTACGAACCGGTCAATGCTGCTCTGATGCGCGAACTGACTCGTTACGCTGATTATGAGACCGGGTATCAGTTTGACCTGTTCAGCAGCCTCATTCCCGGCCAGGTGCTTAAGCACGTCCCGCTGCAAAGCATTGCTCCAGAGCAGGTCTACGCCTCTGCGGTGGCGCAACCTTTTCAGGGGAGATTGCTGAAAGAGTGGGGCAAGAAACTCGAATCGGATCGGCTGGAAAAAATTACCAGTGCCGTGCGCACCGGATTTCTTCAGGGTGAAACCGTCGAGCAGATTGTGAAGCGGGTCGCCGGCACGCCGCAACTCCACCGCCAGGACGGGGTTATAAATGTTTCACGTCGTGACCTTGCAGTAGTAACCCGCACGGCGGTGAACCATGTGGCCGCTACAGCGCGCCAGGAATTTGCACTGGCCAACAGCGATATCGTAAAGGCCAAGCAGTGGTCTTCGACGCTGGACACCCATACCAGCCAGTGGTGCATCATACGAGATCGCAAACTCTATTCGCTCGATGGTAAGCCGCTGGGCCATGCAATCCCATATCTGCGCGGGCCCGGCAAAATTCATTTCTGCTGTCGCTCATGCGAAATTCTGATCACTAAATCGTGGGAGGAATTGCAGATAGCATCTGGCGAACTGAGCAGCGCCACACGCGCTTCGATGGATGGACAGGTGCCATCGCATACCAGCTATGCCGAATGGCTCGTCAGGCAACCGTACGCACGGCAGGAGCAGGTGCTGGGCGTTACTCGCGCGCGGATGCTGCGTGACGGCAAAATCACCGTGCCTGAGATGTTCAATGATGCCGGGGAGTTTCTGAACCTGGACGAACTGCGCCGCGTGGATGCGTCGGCGTTTGAGGAATAGGGTATGCGTAACGAAGATTTTCACTACGTTGGAGATGGTCGTGGAAGGCGAAGGGTGTTCGTTAATGGCAATGAGATAAAGAGCTGTGTATGGGCTGATGTCAAACGTGGTATCGCCTGTATTCATCCACACCCGTTACGGATCCACAAGCGAAAGCGGGGTGAAATTTACTCCCGCAAGCTGCGCGGTTACATAACCATCGAATTTATCTAACAGGCTGCCTCCGGGCAGCTTTTTTTATGCCTGCCGCTGAGCGGATGCGACGCGGTGCCCGGGTCGGATGACCCATTACGTATGGCCGGAAGGCTGGAGCAAAAATAATGAAACTGAAACTTGATGCTAACGGAAATGTGGTCGTTGAAAACGGTATGCCTGTGTACGTCCATGATGACGGCAAAGAGATCCCGTTTGATGCGGTCGCAGCGATGACCAAAATCACCTCCCTGAATGGTGAGGCGAAAACTCACCGTGAAGCGAAGGAAGCGGCGGAAGCCAATCTCGCGAAATTCTCTGGCATCACCGACCCGGCCAAGGCGCTCGAAGCCCTGGAAATGATGACCAAAATCGACCAGAAAAAACTGATCGATGCTGGTGCCGTTGACCAGGTAAAGGCGGAGATCACCAAGGTATTCCAGCAGCAGCTGGATGAAGCGAACGGCAAGACCAAACAGCTCGAAAGCCAGCTCTACGACGAGATGATCGGCGGGCGCTTCGGTGGCTCCAAATTCATTTCAGAGAAGATGGCGATCCCGGCTGAGTTCGTGCGTTCGTACTTCGGGCAGAACTTCAAAATCGAAGACGGCAAGGTCGTGGCCTTCGACGGTCAGGGCAATAAGGTGTTCTCTCGCACCAAGCCTGGCGAGCTGGCTAGCTTCGACGAAGCGCTGGAGTCACTGATCGAGTCGCATCCGCAGAAAGATTACATCCTCAAAGCGTCCGGTAACAGCGGCGGCGGTTCTCACCAGTCGCAGCACCAGGCCGGGCAAAAAACCATGAAACGCGGTGCGTTTGATTCCCTGGATAACGCTGGCAAGCAAGCAGCGCTGAAAGACGGCGTCAGCATCGTCGATTAAATCGAAAGGAGCCATAAATGGCAGGCAATACCCTTACTGGTCTGATCCCGACCATCTATACCGCGCTGGACGTAGTATCCCGCGAGCAAACTGGCTTTATTCCTGCGGTGGCGCGCGATGCGAAAGCGGATGCTGCAGCAAAAGACCAGACCGTACGTGCGCCAGTCGCACCTGCAGCAACCACTGAAGATATTGTCCCTGGTCCTTCAGCGCCTAATTCTGGCGACCAGACCATCGGTGGTGTGGATGTCAAAATCACCAAATCCAAAATGGCCCCGGTGAAATGGAATGGTGAAGAGCAATTGGCTCTGGGCCCGGCTGGTACCTACAACACCATCCTGGCTGACCAGTTCAAGCAGGCTTTCCGTGCGCTGGCGAACGAAGTGGATGCAGACCTCGCTGCGCTGTACCTCAACTCCTCCCGCGCTGTTGGCGCGCCGAAGAATACCCCGTTCAGCATCAAAGACGATCTGACTGATGCTGCGTTGGCGCGTCAAATCCTGACCGATAACGGTGCGCCGACTACCGATTTGCGTATGGTGCTGGGTGGCGAAGCGATGGCATCCATCCGTGGTAAGCAGGCTGTCCTCTTCAAAGCGAACGAAGCGGGAACCGACCAGCTGCTGCGTGAAGGTGTTATCGGTCGCATCATGGGCTTCAACCTCCACGAATCCTTCAGCATCAAGCGTACCGCGAAAAGCGCTGCTGCTGGCTATAAGGTCAATGGCGCGAAGAAAGAGGGCGATATCATCATCGCTATCTCTGCTGGCACCGGCGGTATTGCAGCAGGTACTGCGGTGAAGTTCGCCGGTGATGACAATCAGTATCTGGTCGTTGCGGCTACGTCTTCCACTATCACTATTAGCGCGCCGGGCCTCCGTCAGGATCTGGCAGATCAGGCTGATGTCACCGTGTTGAGCGAATTCGTACCGAACATGGCGTTTGACCGCGGGGCATTCCTGCTGGCCAGCCGTACCCCGGCGATGCCTGAAGGTGGCGATACTGCTGATGACGTCATGAATGTGACCGACCCGGTATCTGGCATCACCTTCCAGGTGGCGCTGTACCGCCAGTACCGTCAGGTGCGTTATGAAGTTGGTCTGGCATGGGGTGTGGCTGCTGTGGCGCCACGTCATTCCGCCATCATCATGGGTTAACCCAGGGGGCTTCGGCCCCTTTGTTTTTCAGGAGGCCCAATGGCCGGATTAACCAAAGAGCAGCGCGCACAACGTGACGCGGAAAAGCTTGCAGCTCAGCAGACCGCTGATAATAACCCTGCCCAGCAGGAACAGCAGCAGGAACAGCAGCAGGAACAGCAGCAGGAACAGCAGGGTATTGAGCTGGTGGTCATGGTACGTGACACCCCAGAATTCCCTGGCGGCCCGCTGCGCGCAGATGTTCATCCTGATGAAGTGGATAACTGGCTGGCGCTGGACTGGCGTCTGGAGGAATAACCATGCTGGTTGCCGATCCCAACTCTCCAGGCTTCAACAGCTACGCCAGCGTGTCAGACCTGCGGGCATTTGCCGCCGGGCGCGGATATAGCATTCCTGCTGATGATGGTGAGTGCGGCCAGATGCTGATGCAGGCAATGGACTTTCTGGAAGGGAAGACCTGGCGCGGTCAGCGTTCCAGCGCATCACAGCCTCTATCCTGGCCGCGTTCCGGCGTGCGCTTCGATGGTGTTGACCTGCCGAATGATGCGATTCCACAGCGCCTGATTGATGCTCAATGCCGCCTGGCTATCGAGTCGCAGGAGATTGACCTCACCCCGTCGGTCGCTGGCGGTGGGGCGGTGACGATGGAGCGCGTCGAGGGTGCGGTAACAGTTCAGTATGAGCCGGGAACGAATAAAGCTTCTCCGTCATTCCCATGGTTCTATTCCGCACTGCGCGGGCTTGTAGTGGGCGGCAACCAGGTCCGGGTCGAAAGGGGGTAGCATGGCAATCGACTATCGCCGCATGCGCGCTACGGCAACGCGGCTCCTGAAGGATAACGGCAAATCCTACCAACTGACCCGAGGCGGTACCACCACCCGCGATCAGTACGGGAAAGAGATTACCACCGAGCCTGTTATCGCGACCGTTACCGGCGTTATCACTGAATACTCCACTCGTGAAATCGACGGCTCTCTGATTGCTACAGGCGATAAGAAGCTGGCGGCCACGTTTGAAACTGAAGTGCGCATCGGTGACATCATTGATATCGACGGCCAAAAGTGGCGCGTGGTACAGCCGAATCCGGTTAAGCCGGCAGACGTGTTGATCTCCTATAACATCCAGCTAAGGACCTGATATGTCCAGTTCCGTAAATCAGCCGTTCCTGGCTGCTATTCAGCTGTTCGTTGATGGCTCAAAGCAGGAGATTGACGAGGCGGTGCGCCGGACGGGTATCAAAATCCTGGGTAGGTTGGTGGAGATGTCACCAGTCGGGCAGCCGGAGACCTGGCAAGTGAACCAAACGGCCTCTGCTTATAACACTGCAGTGCGTGAACATAATGCTGCCCTTCGCGATGATCCTGCCAACCTGACCAAATCGGGACGACTAAAACGCGGTTTGCGTGTAAACGACTCGATGGACATCAAAAAGCCTGAGGGTTATGTCGGTGGTCGGTTCAAGAACAACTGGTATGTGGGTTTCGACAGCCAGCCGACTCAGTCAAACGATACACCAGATGCTTCCGGCCAGGGCTCAAATTCCCGTGGCATGGCGGTGCTTGAGGTATTCAGAGTGGGCCAGGTCAGCTCGATTTACTTCACCAATAACCTGCCATATGCGGCAGCGCTGGAAAACGGTCATTCCACCCAGGCGCCGGGCGGGATGGTGGGCATTACAGCTATCGACGCGGCGCAGCTGTTCCGTGAGGCAATGAGCGAGGTGCGCAATGGCCGGTGATCAGTCAATGCGTATCGCTGGCCTGCTGGAAGGTCGCGTCGCGGTTATCTGCTCCTCGCTCGGGCTGCCGGTGGCCTGGCCGAACATCGCGTTTACTCCACCGGATAATATGCCGTACGGGCGTGTTTACGTTCTTCCGGCGCAAACCGTGGGGCAGGATCTGGAAGGTCAGTTGCGTACATATCAGGGCATTATCCAGCTCAACATCATCGCGCCGGCAGGCGGCGGGGTGACGCTGGCCAGAGGGCTGGCAAAGTCTGTCGCAGATGCTTTTCCCGAAGGGCTGCCGCTGGTGGATGGTGACCTGACCGTTTATATCAATGGTCCGCCGCAGGTGCGTCAACCTATACAGGATCGCCCCACATCATCACCCAACGGCAGTACCGGCTCTATCACCTACACTACCCCGGTCAGCATGCAGTACCGCGCTGATTACTGACCCGCCACCCGGCGGGTTTTTTATTATCTAAATTCAGGAGAGTGCTATGGCATTCGCAATCCCTAACGGCTCGCGTGTGAACGTGGCCAAGGCCTATCAAGCCCCAATCACCTTTACCGCTGCCTCTAACGCGACGGAATGCGAACTGACCGTTGCATCGGCCTCCGGCATTCTGGCCGGTGACGTAGTTCAGGTGAGTTCCGGCTGGTTAAAGCTCGATAACATGGTGCTGCGCGTAAAATCGGTGACCAGTAATAAAATCGTGCTGGAAGCATTCGATACTACCGACACCACCAAATTCCCGGCAGGCACTGGCGCGGGCACGCTGCGCAAAATCGACTCATGGATCACCATGCCTCAGGTGATGACACTATCAACTGAAGGTGGTGACCAGCAGACCATCAGTGTGCAGTTCCTCGAAGATGACAAAGCGCGAACTATCCCAACGTTTAAAAACGCCGTGGTTCAGGTTTACACCTTTGCACACGACCCTCAACTGGCGATCTACAAACGCCTCATTGACCTGGATGACTCCAGCGACACAACAGCGGTCTGGTTCCATAACCCACGCGGCAAAGCCGATCGTTTCTACTCAGCCAAAGTATCGTTCCAGCGCGTGCCGCGCACGGAAATCAACGCCGTGGAAAGTAACGAGGCGCGCATGAACTTCGAATCGGACATGCAGATTTACCCGATCGCCGATTCATCCGTGACGCCTCTGGCGTTCCTGACCGACCTGCCGGCCACCAAGTCGGTTGCCACAGGCGCGGCGCTGGATCTGGCGGTGGTAATGAAGGGCGGCTCAGCACCTTACACCTACGTATGGAAGAAAGGCAGCACCGCTATTCCGGGCAAAACCGCATCGACGTTCAACATTTCGTCTGTCGCATCCGGTGATGCTGGCGTTTACACCTGTGAAGTCACCGACGCCGCGGGCAAAACCATCACCTCGGCTGCGTGTACTGTCACGGTCAGCTAACCAATCAGGCCCGGTAAGCCGGGCTTTTTTTTGGAGTAACCCATGAGCGGAACAATTGAGATCAGTGAGGTTGGGATGACAGTCAATATGGCTGGTGGCGGGAAAATAGTTATCGGCAATTGGGGTGATGGCCCAGTAAATACAACAACCGCTCGGCCACCCCTTACCCCGGAAGAGGAGCTTTACGGTCGTGGGCTCTGTCTCCTGCCTGATGGATGGGAAGATCTAAGCGGTGATGGACACTGGCAACATCAACTCACTGAATCTTTGCGTCAACTTTGGCCGTCGTTCAGCAGGGAACAGAAGATGGCTATCGCTTACTCCATCAGCGAACTGTCAGATGAGCTGACGAACATCGCATACGAAGCTTCCTGGTAATAACACATCTGCGCATCGCACGCGCACATCGAAGAAAGTCTTTCAGCTGTGAGCCTGGGCAAACCGTTAACTTTCGGCGGATTTGCCGTGCGACAGGCTCACGCCTAAAAGGAAAATTAAAATGTCAGAACCTTCAATCGTCCCTTACGTAAAAACCACTCCCAAACCTTTTGGTGTTGACGTCCAATGGAAATGGCCTGGTGGCTGCTTGTGGCTGGAGCTGCAATACCTTCATGAAGATGGCCGGCTTGTGAAAGAAATCATCCATTGGCCTGCTATCAACTACCTTATTTCCGGTCTCAAAGCAGGTGAGCGATTGCAGCTGCGCCTGCGTCCGCTTCCAGTTGGGCAGGATAGCTCAGCAAGAGATTGGCGAGCCGGTGACTGGATCGAAGGGGTTTCTTCTGTCGATACCGAAGAGATTATTGAGGCGCTTGACGAAGAGATCCGTAACAGCTGCGCACTTCATGGCCTTAAAGGTGGCTGGTTTGTCGATAAAACCGGCAAGGCTTACATCCACGAAGCGCTGATTGGCGATGGCGTAGTGTCTGCCAACTATATCGTAAAGATGAACGTGAACCACGGCGGCAAACTGCACGTTGCTGGCATGGCCGGCTGCATTGAAGGTGACCAGCGCAAGGTCGTGTTTGAGGCTGACCGCTTTAAGGTGAATGAAGCCGCTCAATCAGCCAGCAATAATGAAGAGACGGCCTTCAATGGTGGTCTGGCTTTTGGTGGTTTCCCTGGGGCAATTAGTCATGATGGAGCTAATCCCGCTGATGGCAATAATGCCACCGCTGAACCAATCAGTTCAATTGCTTCAGCGACAGGCACAGCCACCAAGACGCGACTAACCGACGAGATGCAAGAACTGGTTCTCAAGGCTGTACGTGAAAGTGATCTGTTCACATCCCTTCAGGCAAAGATTGATGCGCAAACAGCTTCAGTAGCTGGCCTGCAACTGGCGGTGCGCGATGTGGTAAACGATGTTCTCCGCAATGCGCTGAAGCCAGGCGGTCTGCTGTACAAACGATAACTCCCACGATCACACACTCGTATATTCAACCCGCTCCGGCGGGTTTTTCTTTTTCTAAGGAATCGAAATGACCAAATTTTCCCTGATCCCCAGCCCAACTTTTTCTGTGACCGCGAGCATCCCACGCGCTGGCGCCGAAGACGGCAAGCTAACCTTCACCTTCCGCCATAAGACACTGGAAGAGCTGCGCTCTATGGACGAAAAGCTGCAAAAGGCCGCTGAAGGTAAAAAGGCTGCTATCGAGCCGCAGGCCGACTACCTCATGGAAATTGTCGAGGGGTGGGCACTACCTGACGAGTTCACCCGCGACAACGTTATTGTCCTCCTGCAGAACTATCCGCGCGCTTTCGACAGCATAGGTCTGGCATACACCAAAGAGCTGATGGGTATCCGCGAAAAAAACTGAGGCAGGTCGCCGCAGCGTTGTACACGCCGGGGCCGACTCTCGCGGAGCTGAGCGCTTTTGGTTTGACGCCTGAGGACGTGGAGGAAGAGGTGGGGATACTGCCCTCGGTGTGGAGGTCCTTCACCATCTTCTCTTCCCTGGCGACCCAGTGGCGAGTCGGCGCGAGCGGGGCGACCGGCCTTGATTATAACGTTCTCCCCTGGATGTTCGAGTTACACGGGGTTGAGGATGCGGCGGCCTGCATGGCTGACCTTCAAATTATGGAAAGCGAGGCTCTCAAGGTAATGCATAAGGAGACGAAATAATGACAGACCAGATCGCCTCGATTACTTTGCGGGCCGATGTTTCTGACCTGAAAACAGCCAGCAACGAACTGGATAAACTCGGCCAGGCGGCGGCCGGTGCTGTAGATAAAGCAGATGATCTGAATAGCGTGTTTCGCGCTGGCGCTGAATCTGCGAAGCAAGGCAGTGAAGGGCTCAAGGAGCAGCAGAACGCGCTCAAGGGGTTGCTGGAGAATATCGATCCGGTTACCAAGGCCTTAAACCGCCTGGATGAGCAGCAAGAATCGCTGCGGAAATTCCAGGCCAAAGGTTTCCTGGATACCGATACCTTCCAGGCTTACAACAAAATCCTGGATGACACCCGCCTTAAGCTGACCGACACCGGAGAAGCCGCGGCGCGTGCTCAGGCCGAATTAGCCGCTACTCAGGCGGCAGAGAAGCAGTCCACAGCGTTAAAGAACCTTCTTGGATCCATCGACCCGACTATCCGCGCGTTCAATTCATTGGATGAACAGCACGCACAGCTGGTGGCCCATTTCGAAGCAGGGCGCATTAACGGCGCGCAGTTCGAGCACTTCAACAACATTCTCAGCCAAACCCGCGAACGCCTCTCTGGTGTCGCTGACGTACTACCAGAGGCGCTATCCCGGCAGGAAGCTGCTGCCCGGCGCGCTGGAATCTCCGTTGGCCAGTACAGCGCTGCGCTGCGCACTCTGCCGGCGCAGTTCACCGATATCGCGACACAGCTGGCTGGAGGACAATCCCCTTTCCTGATCTTGCTCCAGCAAGGCGGGCAAATTAAGGATTCTTTTGGTGGATTAGGTCCAATGCTCCAGGCTTTGAGGGACGCATTGTTTGGGTTTAACGAAGAGAGTAGAGAGACAGCGGAGTCGGCAGGAGGCATCAGCGAAGCTGCTGAAGGGCTAAATAACACCAGTGAGGCAGCAGAAAAGTTGGGGCGGGCGGGAGGCCTGTTGAATGGCTTTAACCTCGCTATTGCAGGCACTGTAGGTTTGCTGGCTATTCTGGCCGGGGCTGCTTATAGCTCGTCTCAGCAGTTCGACAACGTTGCCAGATCGCTCATTTTGATGGGCGGGGCTGGGTTCTCCTCTATGCAGCAACTGAACGATGCCGCACAAGATGTTGCAGATAACGCCGGCGCCTCCCTGGCTGACTCTGTTGATACTCTCGTGCAACTTAATGACACCGGGAAGTACACAGCCGACCAAATGACGAAAATCGCCAAATCCATTATGGCTATGGGCGATGCAGGGTTGGATACGAAGGCCGCGCTGGCGGATTTTTCACGCCTGGTAAGTGATCCCGTTAAAGCGCTGGCAAGCCTGAACCAGCAATATGGCTTTGTTGATGAAGCCATGATGAAGCACATCATTACCCTGGAGAAAACGAAGGGGAAAACAGCAGCGGCAAACGAAGCTATAACACTTTTTGCCAGCACCATGGAGGACCGTAGCAATAAAATTGTTGAGGCCACCGATAATATCGGGCAAGCCTGGAACGGACTAAAAGCATTTGCCTCTGACACTTTCGGTCAAATAGGCGTGACGGTGCGGGCTTGGGGAAACCAAGTCATCGAAGTGTTTAAGCTCTTGGGCACCTCGTTTGAAGCCCTGTTCGTCAAGATGAAAGAGGTCTCCCTTGAAATTATGGGGGGGATGATTACCGGTTTCACGGATATTGCAAACAAACTCCCTGGCGGGGAATCGCTCATAAAATCCATGGGGTTTGATGGGCTCGCTGAGAGCGTTGCCAAGAACCGAGAAGCTGCAAGCAAGGAGTATGCTCAGCTTACCGCCGACTACAATAAGCATATTGCTAACCTCAGTAAATCCCAAGGGCAATGGGAAGAAGAAGCGAAGAATGGTCCTGGTGGTGTAAAAGGCACAGGCTCAGTTGATCGGCAAACTAAGGATGCCGTTTCGAAGCTTGCTCAGGACTCAGACAAAAAGACCAAAGAGGCGAAAGCCACTCTGGAAGCTGGCGATCGCACCCTGGAGAACTACCGCGCCCAGGCCAGAACGTTAACTGAAACGCTCGAGACCCTCCGACAAACTGGCGAAACCCACGCTAAAAATACCGAGTTCAGTAAACAGCAATCTCGGTTTGCTGAATTGGATGAGGCAGCCAAAACCCGCGCGCTGACTGCTCAGGAAAAATCTTTACTGTCGAGCCGTGAGGCGATTCTGAACGCCGCCAAGGTGGTTGATCAGAAGAATAAGGAAGTAGAGGCGCAGCAGAAGATTAACGGCCTGGCGAAGCAGGCGAATAAATACGTCACGCAGATGTCGGAAAAAACCGATGCATTGCGTGATAGTGCAGGCCTCAGCAGTCGGCAAACGCAGCGCATGATGGAAGAGGCGCAGCTTCGCCAGGGCTGGCTCAATGGTGGGGGTAAACTTGAGGATGCCGGGTATGAAAAAGAACTGGCAGCTCTCAGGAAATATTACGCTGAAGAGGACAAATTACGGGGCGACTGGAAAGCGGGTGCGGTGAGTGGATGGAACGAATATCTCGATGCTGCAACCAACACTTACGACGCCGTTAAAAACGTTGCCAGTTCCACGCTGACTGGCCTGAGCAACATGCTGACTGAGCTTATGACAACTGGCACCGCGTCAGTTAAAGAGTTCGGCAAATCTATGCTCAAGATGATCCTCGAGATAACCAACCAACTTATAGTGGCCTATACAGTACAGGCCGCGATGGGCTGGATAAGCGGTGGCAGTAAAGGCGGGAGCACACCAGGGGGATCATATGCTAACGCTGCTGCCGGGCTAACCTTTAATGCTAAAGGCGGGGTTTATGACTCCCCAGGCCTCAGTAAGTACGTCAATGGGGTATACGACTCTCCCCAGTATTTTACTTTCCAGGGGGCGTCAAAGTTTGCGAAGGGCGGTGTATTCGCAGAGGCCGGCGCTGAAGCGATCATGCCACTGGCAAAAGATTCTGCCGGAAGACTTGGAGTTAGAGCGCAAGGCGGTGGGGCAATGGCTCCCATCATTAATACCACCGTTAATGTCGATGCTGGTGGCTCGGCAACAGCCAACACATCAAGTTCTGGTGATGCTATGGGACGTGCGCTTGCGGATGAGATGCAGAACGCTGCGTTGCAGGTTATCCAGAAGCACCTTAAGCCTGGTGGCATGATCTACAACTTCAGTAAAGGCAGGTAGTGTTTACGTCGTCCCCTGGTTAATATGATGAAACCCATAAAAATCAGGGGATGATTGTGTTAAAAAAAATCTTTAAGAAGATACTCAAAACCATTGGTTTGCTCATTTTACTTTTAGTTGTTGTCCTTGTGGCAGCGAGACTTAGTCTGAAAACTGATGACGAATTGAAAGCTGAGGAAGCCAAAGCGTTATCTGATAAGAAGCTGGATGAGTTGAGAAGCGCGTGTGAAGCTTACGTAAGGATGTCAGTCATTAACAAAAGCACCCTGGACATGTCAGTGTTTGGCTCGAACAGATGGCTCGGTGATGATGGTAAGTTTTACGCCACGCAGGAGTTTAGCGCCAAAAATAAATTTGGTCTTGAGCAGAAATTCAGGGCTGAATGTATTGAAGACAAGGATGGGAAGACTGATTACCGGCTTGTAGAAATGAATGGAAGTTAAACCGTTCTGAGTTTATTACAAATTATCGCCCATACTTTGAATCGATACAGAGCCTCGCATACGCGGGGCTTTTTTTATGGAGTAAATATGGCAGTTGAAACATACAGCTGGCGCTCACAGCTCGGTGCTGGGGCGATTGAATATAGTCAAACGGTGCGCGCTGCGCAGTTCGGTGATGGCTATGAGCAGGTCGCTGAGAATGGCATTAACTCTACAGCTATTCAGGTACCAATGAAGCATACCGGCACCGAAACGGAGGTGAACAGTATTCGTGATTTTCTCCTCGCTCATACCGTGAAAGCTTTCATCATTACGCCGCCAGGCGAAGAGAAGGGGCTTTACCGCGTCGTAGCCGATTCGGTTCGTAAAACGCAGATCAGCAGCAAAGTTGCTGAGTTGACGTTCACCATCAAACGAGCTTATGGAGTGTACGCATAATGGCATTAGTCGATCAGGCGGCTATGCTGGCGCCGGGTGGCAGGGTCCGCCTGGTTGAAGTTGACGCCTCAGAGTTCAGTGGCGGGATCCACCGATTCCACTACGCACCTTTCCCCCATACACCCGAAGAGATCGATGTTGCCAATGGAGATGAACAAAAGCTCGGACCCAAGCCAATCGTCTTCGGTGGCAACACCTACGATTTTTGGCCGTTTCAGGTTTCAGGCCTGGAGCTTTCAACAGACCAGGCGGCGGAGCCCACTCTCAGCGTCTCAAACCTTGACGGCCATATCACTGCGCTGTGCCTGCAATTTAAGGACATGGTTAACGCCAGGGTGAGCATTATCGATACCTATTCGGTCTATCTCGATGCCGTAAATTACCCTGGTGGCGTAAACCCTACAGCTGATTCGTCAATGTTCACCCTTCAGACCTTCTGGCTTGATACCAAAACTTCCGAAGATGATGAAGTGGTTACCTGGGCACTCAGCAGTCCGGCCGATTTGCAGAGTCTTGTGATCCCCACCCGACAAATCACATCGCTTTGTGAATGGGCGCTGCGCGGTCAGTACCGTAGCGGCGATGGATGCACCTATAACGGTACTGCGTATTTCGACGCGAAAGGAAACCCAGTATCAGATCCTGCCCTTGATGTTTGTGGCGGTTGTCTCAGTGACTGCCGTAAACGATTTGGCGCTGGCCTGACCGATCCTAACTCTGCAATCCTCGATTTTGGTGGCTTCCCGGCAACCGTTCTCTTCACCCGATAACCGGACGTACCAATGAATAAAACCATAATGGCAGCTATCCGGGCGCATGCACTGGAGGAATCTCCGCGTGAGTGCTGTGGCTTCATTATTCAGTCTGGCCGTCGCCAGCGCTACATTCCTGTGCCGAATACGCACGAAAATCCGACAGAGCATTTTCGCATCGACGGCGAGCACTGGGCTAACGCCGAAGATAGCGGGACGATTATTCGCGTCATCCACTCCCACCCTGGCGACGGTGCCCGGCCTATTCCGTCCGATCTCGACCGCCAGCAGTGCAATAACTCCGGCGTGATCTGGGGTATTTACTCACCTGACAGGGATGAATACGCCGAGATAATGCCGGAGGCGGTGCCGCTTATTGGGCGTCCGTTTATCCTGGGCTCGAATGACTGCTGGGGACTGATTATGGACTGGCATGCCATCCAGGGCGTCACGCTAAACGATTTTCGCGTCGATTACCCGTGGTGGGAAAGCCAGTACCCGGACAACCTCTATTTCGAAAACTGGGAGCGGGAAGGGTTCGTCGAGTGCGATCCGGCACCAGGCTGCATGGTCATCATGCAGGTTGATTCTGATAAGTGGAACCACGCGGGCATCATCACTGAAGAAGGTGAACTGCTCCACCACCTTTACGGCCAGCCTTCCTGCATTACCCCGTATGCCCGAGGCTATTTCAAAGACCGCACGATGATCTGCGTTCGTCACAAAGACCTGCCGCAGGAGATAAAGCCATGGCGCGTTTAACCACCATTCGTCTGTATGGCGCACTGGGCGCCCGCTTCGGGCGTGTGCATAAACTGGCAGTGCAGACATCTGCCGAAGCGGTAAAAGCCCTATGTATCAACTTCGACGGGCTGGAAGACTATCTGATGAATGCCAAAAAAAATGGCATGACCTTCGCGGTGTTTCGCGGTAAGCGCAACATAGGCGTGCAGGACTTCCAGGAGTTGGCAGGCGATAGCGATATTCGCATAGCGCCAGTTATGGAAGGGGCGAAGAAGGCCGGCATGTTCCAGACAATCCTCGGCGCCGTGATGGTTGTTGCTGGTGTCATTACTGGAGTGGCAACCGGCTGGACGGGCGTAGGTTTGACATTTGGGGCCGGACTTATCATGTCGGGCGCGTCAATGATGGCCGGCGGTATTTACCAGATGCTTTCGCCCCAGCCCAAAGGGTTACAGGGGCGAGACGACCCTGACAATAAACCCTCTTATGCCTTTGGTGGCTCAGTGAATACCCTTGCGATGGGAAACCCGGTCGCGCTTCTCTATGGCGTCCGTGAGATTGGCGGCGCCATCATCAGCGCTGGCATAGTCGCCGAAGACATCTGATAACTCCTTTCTGAATATCAAGCACCCAGTCGGGTGCTTTTTTTATGGATGTAATATGGAAGCGATCACTGGTGCAAAGGGTGGCAGCCAGAAGCAGCACACACCTGTAGAACAACCTGATTCGGCGCAGTCAATGGCGCGCTGCCGCATGCTGCTGGCGCTCGGGGAAGGTGAGTTTGCTGGTGGTCTGGATGCGACCAGCATTTTCCTGGACGGTACGCCGCTGGGAAACGCCGACGGAACGATGAACTTTGAAAATGTTTCCTGGGAATTTCGGCCGGGCACACAGACCCAGACGCCGATTCCGGGGTTTCCCGCAGTGGAGAACGAAACCACGGTCGGCGTATCGCTGACAAAAGCCACGCCCTGGACGCGCGCGCTGAGCAACACCCAGATTGACGCTGTCCTCGTTCGCATTGGTATCCCGGGTTTGCAGCAACAGGAAGACGACGGAGATATTGTCGGCACTACCGTAAAGTACCATATCGATCTTGCTGTAGATGGTGGTGCGTTCTCTACGGTCATGACAAGAACCGTGACAGAGAAACTCAGTTCTCTCTATGAACTGACCCATCGCATTAATCTTCCGAAAGCCAGTACAGGCTGGCAGATTCGCGTGGTACGCGACACCGACGACAGCACCAGCCAGATGTTGCAGAATAAAACGCAGGTACAGGCAATCACTGAGGTGATTGATGCGCGCCTGCGTTATCCCCATACGGCGCTGCTGTATGTGTCGTTCAACGCCAAATCGTTCAACAATATCCCGAAGGTTTCCTGTAAACCTAAGGGGCGCATTATCCGCATCCCTTCGAATTACGATCCGATAGCCCGAACCTATAGCGGCACATGGGACGGGACGTTTAAGTGGGGCTGGACGAATAACCCAGCATGGATCTGGTTCGATGTGCTCACTGAGCCGCGTTTCGGACTTGGACGACGCGTCACGGCGCAGATGCTGGACAAATGGGAGCTTTACCGTATTGCCCAGCGTTGCGATCAGAAAGTACCTGACGGGAAGGGTGGCGACGGTACCGAGCCGCGCTTCATGTTTGATGTCTACATCCAGTCGCAGGCTGATGCGTGGCAGGTAATCAAAGACATCGCCGCAGGGTTCAATGGCATGACGTTCTGGGGCAACAATATGTTCAATGTTGTCTCGGACATGCCGGCGGATACGTCGAAGCTGCAAATCCTTACCCGCGCTTCGGTGGTGGGCAAACCGGTTTACTCGAGCGGCAGTGAAAAGACCCGCTTCTCCAGCGCGCTGATTAACTTCAGCGACCCTGACAATCACTATCAGGACCGCACAACAGCAGTGATGTTCCCGGACCTGGTTAAACAGTTCAAGTTTAAGCAGACGCAAATCACTGCGATCGGCTGTACCCGCGAGAGTGAGGCTCAGCGGCGCGGCGGATGGGCGGTGTATTCCAACTCACTCGACAGGATTATTACGCTACAGACCGGGCTTGATGGCTATGTCTACGTGCCGGGTACCGTGTTTGCATTTGCTGACGAACGCCTTTCAGGGCGTGTTTATGGCGGGCGTATAACCGGATATAACGCCGGGTTGAAGGCTGTGACAACCGATCGGGGAACCAGTGCCGTTGCGGGTGACACACTGATGATCCGCACACGGGGCGGTACCGTCGAAAGCAGGGTGATCCAGGCCGTAAACGGCACGCAGCTGGTGATCGCCACGCCTTTCACGGCAGAGCCATTACCTAACGCTGTATTCGTCATCGATGCAGGGCAGTTGCGCCTGCAATACTTCCGCGTTACGAACCTGAGATTTGATGATGAAGAAAACACCTTCACTATCACCGGGGCCGAATATAACGCATCAAAATATGATGCGGTCGATAACAATGCCCGCCTGGACACGCCGCCAATTAGTCTGATACCAACCGGCCTCGTCAACCAGCCGACCAATATCGTGGTAGCGAGCTATGACGCAGTGCGCCAGGGGCAGCGAGTGGCTACCCTGACGGCATCCTGGGATGCGCCGGTCGACAAGAACGGCAAACCACAGGCGGATGTCATAGCCTATCGGGTGCAGTGGAAGCGCGGCGACAATGAGTGGGTTAACGTACCGGAGACCGGTCTTCGCAATATCGAAGTGCCTGGCATCTTCGAGGGCGATTACCTTGTGCGCGTCCGTGCGATTAACTCTGGGGGAGCGTCCAGCCTTTGGGGCACGTCTGCGTTGACCCATCTTACCGGCCGCACCGGTGAGGTACCCAAACCTGTCGGGCTTAAGGCCTCCGAAGACGTCGTATTCGGAATCAACGTCACCTGGGGATTTCCGGCTAATACCGGCGACACCCTGAGCACTGAGCTGCAATACAGCATTGCCGCTGACGGCTCGAATCCGATGCTTTTGGCATCTGTACCGTATCCGCAGAAACTTTATCAACAGATGGGGCTGAAGGCGGGGCAGGAATTCTGGTACCAGGCACGGCTTGTCGACAGGATCGGGAATCAGAGCGGTTGGACCGACTGGGTGCGCGGGCAGGCCAGCATTGATGTATCCGATATCACCGATGCAATCCTGGAGGAGATTAAAGAGACTGATACGTTCAAAGACCTGATCGAGAACGCGGTGGACAGCAGCGGAAAACTGGCAGAACTGGCTGATGCAATCAAAGAGAACGCAGACGGCCTTGCTGCTGCGGTTGGCTCGAACAAGCAGACAGCAGAAGCAATCATCGGCAACGCGCTGGCTATTGCTGATGTTGTCGTGCGGCAGACAGCCCAGCAGGGCGCTAACTCTGCGACCTTCGAACAGCTCCGGGAGGTGATCGCCACTGAGACGGAGGCTCGCGTCACGGATGTTACTCGTCTTGAGGCAAAAACTGAGCAGAACGAGGCGGGAATTACCGAGGTAAGGCAGGCTCTGTCAGATGAAACGCAGGCGAGGGCGACAGCTGTCGACCAGCTTACTGCGAGTACTCAGGTCATTTCTGATAAAGCTGATTCGGCTTCGAGTAAAGCTGACGCTGCATCAGGTAAGGCAGATGCAGCTGAACAAGCCAGCTCACAAAACACTGCTGATATTACCACGTTGCGACAGGTTGTCACCGACACGACTTCATCAATGGCATCCCGTCTGGAGGAACTGGGAGCAAGGACAGATACTGCCAGCGGCGGCATTCAGAGTAACTCCATCGCGCTAATAACGAGTACGCTGGCGCAGGTTGATCAGCAGGTGAGACTCAGCGCGCAGTACGGTGACAGTAAGGCCAGCATCGATCGTATTGATAATGTTATGGCAAGCGACAGGGAGGCAACAGCGCGTTCGCTGCTGAGTTTGCAGACTGACGTGAACGGCAACAAGGCAGCAATCAACAGCCTGAACCAGACGTTTTCCAGTTATCAGCAGGCCACGGCCACGCAGATAAACGACATTACGGCGACCATCAACGGGCACACATCAGCCATCACAACCAACGCTCAGGCCATTGCGAACGTCAACGGCGACCTGAAGGCGATGTACAGCATCAAGGTTGCCGTGGATGCGAACGGAAAACAGTATGCTGCTGGTATGGGGATAGGTGTTGAGAATACGCCGTCCGGCATGCAATCACAGGTGCTGTTTGTGGCTGACCGTTTCGCGGTAATGGCGCAGGCGGGGGGAGCGGTTACACTGCCGTTCGTTATCCAGAACGGGCAGGTGTTTATCCGGGAAACCTTCATTCAGGACGGCACCATCGGCAACGCCAAGATTGGCAACTACATCCAGTCCAATAACTATGTCGCTGGCTCAGTCGGATGGAGGCTGGATAAGGGAGGTACGTTTGAGAACTACGGTTCGACAGCTGGTGAGGGAGCCATGAAGCAGACTAATCAAACGATCAGTGTCAAGGATGCCAACAATGTGTTGAGGGTGCAGATCGGGAGAATCACGGGAACATGGTAACGGGAGGCCTCTTACGGGGCCTCTTTTTTTTCAGGAGGACTGGATGGCGGAATATGGTGTTCAGACATGGGACGCCTCAGGCAATGTAAATAACTATGGCGTTAAGCCTGTCAGCGTTTGTGGCTATCTCCAGCTGGCCCAGAACCAGAAAACAGGCTCTTACACCGTAGCGCTTCCACCGGGTTGCAGGCTGACCTATTTTCAGAGCATGAACGGTGATCAGTTTGGAACGAGTCGGAGGAAGATCACTATTTTGGGGGGAACCGCAACAGTGTCAGCAGTAGGCGATACCGACTACTCAGCAGGGACTGAGCCTGCGGCAGCGGCTTATCTCATTTTCCAGATCGAGAGGGCATAAATGGCGGAGTATGGCGTTTTACTGACGACGACTAGCGGGGAAGTATGGGTGACTGCGAACAGCTCGCCAATCGCTCTACAGGCACGAAAGACAGCGGCACTTCAGGGAACATCGGGGTTTAATACCAAAGTGACGCACACATTCCCCGCAGGTCAGCCTGTTGTCGCCTTCGTTCATTGCACGGTTGAGGTCGAAATCACTCAGACGATAAGCGGGAACACCATCACGATTGATTTTCTCAGACCGAATGCAACCGGCACAGCGTACGTTTATTTTTTCTCTATTTTCCCGCAGACAAAGCCAGACTACGGGCTGGCTGTGTGGGATGCATCAGGGACGCTGATTTTAACAAACGAAACGCGCACGCTGAGCGATGTTGTCACCCTCGGTACCGCCGGGGTGGATGCCAGCTCAGGATACAACATCAATACAACTCTGGCGGGGAAGTGGGCCTGCATGCCTGCCATGCTGGGGCTAATTACCGGGGTTGTATCGGCTGGCGGTCAACCGCAGCCCTACTCGGCCATATACAAGAGCATGGCAAAACTTGAGGGAAGCAATACGCGGATATTCGCCAGGCCGCAGACAACCCCCGGCGGCGACCTTCAGAACGTCGCGTATTCGAATCTGAGGAACGTGATTATGGCCATTAACTGCGCCAATTATGATTGATCGTTTTTAGCGATCAATTTTGAATAATTGATCTACCAAATCAATTATATCCCATTGATTCATATTGTTATTGTGTAGTTTCATGAATGCCCTGGGATATAACCACTATGAAAAATATGATTCTTTGCCTGGCGGTAGCGGTATTGCTCTCCGGTTGCGCTGGCGTTATTGAGAAGCAGCAACCCGTATGCACCGGAACAGCCCTGGTCGGCGGACAGGAAAGCAGCGTCCAGATCTACGGAGTCCGTAAACAAAACAATCAGACGCAGTACCGCGCCGGTTATCCCTTTAACTGGTCATGGGTGAGCGCCAACACGTTCACCAGCACCACCTGCCACTAACCCATTCAGTTTTGAACAAACCCCGCTCCGGCGGGTTTTTTTATTGCCTGGAGAAAACATGATTTATACTACTGGCACTATCGCCATCAGCGGAAACACCCTTACAGGTACCGGCACAAACTTCACTGCTGCTGGTTCTCTTATTCGTAACGGCTGTACCGTTATTGCAATGACCAGCCCTGTGCAGGTATTTCAGATTACCACCATTGGCAGCGCAACAAGTCTCACCGTAACGCCAGCGGCTAACCCAGCAGTTCCCGCCGGAACCCGATTTGCCATTCTTCTGAGTGACAGTCTGAGCGTGGATGGGCTGGCGCAGGATATCGCTGAAACCTTCACGATGTACCAGCGCTACATGAGCGGGTTCGCTGATGTAATGAACGGGACATCTGATGTCACCATCACTATCAACGGCACTGCCGTTACCGTGCCGGGTCAAAAATCGCTGGCGAAGAAAGGGGATAACAGCGACATTACCAGCCTTTCCGGGCTAACTACAGCGCTAAGTATTTCACAGGGGGGGACTGGTGATAAGACTGCCGCTGGAGCGCGTACAAAACTCGGTCTGGGAAATGCGGCAACTAAAAATACTGGTGAAGGGGATAATGATGTACTGGCCACCGGGTCATTTGGTGTCGGTTCAAAAAATCTTCCCGTAATTTCAGATATCTGGGATAAAAGCCAGGGAACCCGTTTTTGTAACGTTACTCCCGCAACTTCTGGTGGTCCTGGAATGTATGGTTCTGGTATACGGTTATCAGACCGTAATATTGGGAGTGGAAGCACTCCGGCAGCGCAACAATCATTTGCTGCGCTGATTCTTAGCGGGAAAATTATTCAGTTCATGAGTATGTCGGATGGCAATGATTCTGGCTGGATGCAGATTTACCACACCGGAAATACGACCCGTGCATCTGATGGCACGCTGAAGGCCGCCTCCCCGATTGTACGGTTGTTCGGTGATGGTTCGTGTCAGCTTAACGATGAATCTGAAGGATGCACCGTAACCCGTCAGGCTATCGGTGAGTATCTGATTGAAGGATGCATGGGTATGAATTCAGATGCTGCATGGGGTGGGATAGATGGCGGGTTTGATATACCTAAAGATCGCAATGGGCAAGCCCTTGTCTGGCTGGATTATGAGGTAAATGCAGACGGATCGGTGCTGGTAAAAACATTCCACCGGGAATACCCTACAGCGCCGTCATTTGCGAGGAACGTATTGAAGGGTGTGGCGGATGGCGAACCGGTCGATATTCCCGCCGACCAGTTCGTAAGTGTTCGCGTGGAAATGCCCGTGGACAGCCTCTGGAACCAGCGACGCAAAGATGCATTTACAGTGTCGACGCAAGAGCAAAATCCCCGTTTGGACAGTAACCTGCACACCAACGAAAATTGATAGCCAATATCTGCATTGACCGATAGCCCTGTCAATATGATACTGTGTTTATGTACAGTATTTTTGTGAGGTAATGATGCCACGCACAGCAGATATACACACCGCCTTCGTCGCGGCAATAGAGGTTAACCCTAAAGGCTACCGTTATCTGAGAACAGACAACTTCATCAAAAAGTTGCGGGGGTTTAACTGGCATTTCAGCCGTGCAGAAGCGAACACATGGATAGAACGCTATCAACCCGGTTTTGCAGATAAGACAACTGACGGCAGTGATAACAGATACTGGATCCTGCGTAACATGGGGAGGGTGCACTGATGGGATTTCCTTCACCGGCGGCTGATTTCGTAGCACCGCGTTTATCTCCGGAAATTATCTGCGGGATCGGCATGGACAGCCGCATCCTCGAAACCTCGTCTGGCTTTGCGGTTATCGAGCCGTGCACCAGACTGGTACAGAATCAGGTTCTGCTAATCCTCAGCGGCGGACGGACTCAGTTTGCCAGAGTCATGGGCAGGGCGCTGATTTGTGATGATGGTGAAGCGATAGAGGGGGAGGCTGCGGAAGAGGTTGAGGTGATGGGGCGGGTGACGTTCTTCATCAACAGCGTGATGCAGGATGACAGGGTGGTGTGA